CTCGGCCACAACCTGGCCAACCACGCGACCGAACTTTCAGAGATTGCCACGCGCTATGAGGCCGCGAAGATGGCCCTGGCGACCATCCGCGACATGAGCAAGGAGGCGTAACAATGACCGACCTGATGAGCCACGTGCGCGGCTGGGTCCGCAAGGCCGAAACCTGGAACGCGCCGGACCTGCAATGCAGCCCGGAGGTGCGCGCGATGATCGAGGCCCTCCCGGCCATCCAGGTCCGGACGCCTTGGCCGACCGCGGACCTGCCCTTCGAAGCGCCGCAGTACTTCATCGCGGTTCTCCCGGATGGCCGGCGGTTCCTGGTCGATACCGAGGGCTACGATTACGCGCGGTACATCACGCGGCTTCCGGAGGTGATCTAATGGCCGATGACAAGAAGGTCGACGTCCAGGTCGAGGCCGCCCTGGGCATTATCCTGGCCGTGGCGAACGCCATCCAGGGCCTGGGCGAGGTGCCCTCGGGCGAATTGTACGCGCGCATGATGCCCCACGGCATCAAGCTGGACGCCTACGAGAAGATCATCAGCACCCTGAAGGGCGCCGGCCTGGTGCGGGAATCGAACCACCTGCTGACATGGGTCGGGCCACCGCCGAAACCGTAATCGTGGCCTCAAGATGGAGCACTCCGCCGGCCCGAAGCGTAGGCGAAAGGTCGCAAACGGCCGGCGGGTTCAACGGTGGCACGCGGGCTGCATTAGGAACGGGCATGACGAACGATTACGGCAAGGGACGCGGCGCGAAGAACCGGATCGCCAAGGCCGAACTCAAGGCAGCCTGGAACCAGGCCATCCGCGAAGGCCGCCTGGTCAATTTTGGCGACACCATTCGCCAATACGACTCGGCTTTCGCCGCCCAACTCGCGGTCGACGCGGCCCGCAAGGATGGCCTCACCGCTTTCATCGTGCCAGCGCACCTGGCGGAGGAGTAATGGACCGCGGGCGCCTCATCCTGGCTTGCCGCATCAAGGCCCTGGAGGCCGGCATCTGGCAGCAGGCCGATGGCGAGATGGCCCGGCTGGCGGAGATGCACCCGGCGCATCTCATCAACGCCTACCTGGGCGCCCTGGAGGCCCGCGAGCCGGCCGGCATCACCCAGCCCTTGGCGGCCGAGGTGAAGCGCCGGGGCCTGGCGGCAGACGCCTATCGCGAGGCGATGCGCCGCGACCCATTTTGGAACAAGGCGGCAGCGACCCCGAAAGTGTAATCCTGGCCTCACAATGGGGCACCTTCTACGGGCGAAGCGCTGGCGAGAGTCTCGAGAGTTGGCCCATTTTCCCGGTGGCATGGCGAGTGCATTAGGTGAGAGCATGATGAACACCAACGAGACCAACAACGAGACGGTAACGCGGCTGCGTCGCATCCCGGTCTTCCCGGCGCTCACCCTGGTCGGCTCACGGCCGACGGTCCTCGGGGTTTCCTACGACACCTACGCCGAGGCCCTGGCAGCTAAGGAGGCCAACGTCGAATACATCACGGTCGATATCTTCGGCCGGGAGGTGCGCTAATGACTGCCGCGCGCATCTGGTCGTCCCAGCAGGGCGACATCTTCGACTGGCTCCTGACGGGAACGGGCCACGGGGTGGTCATTGCCCGCGCCGGCTGCGGCAAGACGACGACCATCGTGGAAGCGGTCCTCCGATGGCTGGCAGCGAACCCCGGCAAGACGGTCACGGTCTGCGCCTTCAACAAGCGCATCGAGGAGGAATTGGTAGCGCGGTTCATCGGGGTGCAAGGCGTCACGGTCAAGACCCTGCACGCCCTCGGGCTGGCGCGGGTTCGGCAATGGTGGGACAACATCCGGATCAACGACCTGAAGAAGGATCCGATATCGCGGGCCGATGACCTGACCAACCGGGTCTGCGGGAACCGCGCGCCGGACGCCATCAAGAAGCTGGTCAGCAAACTGCACACCAAGGGCCGCGAGATCAAGCCGCACGCCATGAAGGCCGCGGACCTGATGGACCTGGCGGAGCGGTTCGAATGCGTCCCGGATGAGAACTGGGAGGCCGAAGGGTTCGACGTAGACTTCGTCGCGGCGCGAGCGGCGGAGGCGATGGCCCTGGCTGCGAAGGAAAAGCCGGTGCGGACCGGAATTGATTTTGCCGACATGATTTTCCTGCCGGTGCGGAACGGCTGGCTCCGCGGCACGCAGGACCTGGTGGTGGTCGATGAGGCGCAGGACATGACGGCCGCGAAGCTGGAACTGGCCCGCGGGTTCGTCAAGCCGGCCGGCGGCCGGATGCTCCTGGTGGGCGACGACCGGCAGGCGATATACGGGTTCGTTGGCGCCGATGAGAGCGGCCTGGCAGAGTTCAGCGAGAGCCTGGGCGCCCACCGGATGGGCCTCACGGTCACCTACCGCTGCGGCAAAGCGATTGTGGCCCTGGCCGCGGCGATGGTGCCTGACTTCGAAGCCGGCCCGAACAATCCGGCGGGCGAGATCCTCGCCATCCCCGAGGGCCGCCTGGCCGAGGAGGCCGACCTCGGGGACTTCATCCTGAGCCGGGTGAACGCCCCGCTGGTCTCGACGGCTATGACCCTCCTGCGCGCCGGCAAGCGGGCGCGGGTGGCCGGGAAGGATATCGGGAAGGAACTGATCGAGTTGGTCAAGCGCCTGAGCAAGAAGGCCCGGTCGGTCCCCGAGTTCATCGAGTCGGTGGCCGGCTACGAGGCCTCGCAGATTGCCCGCATCCGGAGCAAGAAGCGCAGCGAGGAAGCCACCGAGAAGATGATCGAGAGCCTGCTCGACAAGACCGAGATGCTCCGCGCCTTCGCGGATGACGCCCGCAACGTCAAGGAGATCGAGGAACGCATCGAAGCCCTCTTCACTGATACCGGGCTGGGCGCGGCCGGGGTGATCACCTTGAGCAGCGTTCACAAGGCGAAGGGCCTGGAGGCGAACCGGGTGTTCATCCTGGCCGACACCCTGAAGAACCATACGCGCGAAGAGGAGAACATCCGCTACGTCGCCATCACGCGCGCCAAGCAGACCCTGGTGTGGGTATCCGCCCAGGGCCTGCAGGCGGGCGAGGTGGCGCCGGAGCCGGAGAAGAAGGAGCGCCGGTCATGAAGACACTGCTGATCTGGTTGTGGCTTTCGCAGGGCGCAGACGTCGGCACGACTGCCGTCGCCCTCCATCGCGGGTGCGTCGAGCGGACCTACTGGACCGGGAACCCGGCGGCCATTGCCGGCGGCAAGCTGGCCGGGTCGTTCGTCATCACCCTGGGCGCCCCGAAGGTGCGCGGCGGCAAGGCCCTGGTTCTCGGGTTTGCGGCGGCCACGACAACGGCTGTGGTGCTCAATGTGCATACGATGGGAGGATGCCGGTGAGCAACGACCTTCGATTGCAGGAACTCCGGGCCGCGGCATGGCGGGCCGCGACCGGCCGCACCGGCCGCGAGGAGGATCCCCGGCCGCTCCGGTACAAGACGGCCCGGACGTTCAACGGGACGCGCCGGGTGCTGGCCTCGGCCGACTGGGCCTATCAATTACGCGGCCGGTACGTGCAATTCCACGGCAAGCGGATCGGCGGTCCGGTGACCAACCGCGCCGATGCCGAGAAGATCGTGACCGAGCACCAGGCGATGATAACCTCGCACAACACGTTCGCAGCCAAGGCGGTGATCGGATGAGGCAGCTGTTCCTGGCGTTCGACGGTCGCGCGAGCCGGACCTACTGCGCGTTCTTCTCGGAAGCCGAGGTGACCGCGTTCGCCCGATGGACGTTCGGCGTCACGGACGCGGGCGGCCACATTCCGGTCGTCTACCCGACGCACGATCCTATTCCGTTCTTCGACACGGCCGCCGAGGCTATTGCCTACTTTAAGGAGCAGATGAAATGAACAACCGTCGCCGCCGCATCGCCAAGGCCACTCGGAAGATCAACCGCCTGGTGGAGGAATTGCGCCCGGAGGGCTGCGCCAACGTCGAGGCGCGGCGCTCGAAGATCCGCAGGATCCTGGCGCTCCATCGGCACCTCGGGAGGTACTTCTATGCGCCGGCCTGGTATTAGAGCACGCGAGATGGTCGTCCCCGCGGTCGGTCAGGTGTGGGCCAGCAATGACCCGCGCCGGCTGTCGGCCTTCCGCATCATCGAGGTGAACGGAACCCAGGGCTGCAAGGATGACCCTGGGTTCATCATCGGAGAGCCGGTCTACCCGTTGAACGGCAGGCTCCGCTGCGTCGCCCTGGAGGCGTTCCACGTCACCGGGCAGAAGGGCTACCGCCGGATCTCATGAGCGACCCGAAGGTCGTCCACGTCCTACCGCGGCGCTATCGGCCGACGTTCCGGGAGATCAAGACCTGGACGGAGGACGGCTCGCAGTGGTTCTACCTGTGGGAATGCCGGCTGTGCGGCAAGCGGATCAAGCCGAACACGGCCGGCGCCCAATCGCACGTCGCCAAACATCTGAGGAGGAACCCATGAAGCGCCGCGATGCTCTCAAACGTGCCACGATGCTCATGTTCGGCATGGCTCTCGGGAGGATGGACGTCCTCAAGGCGTCAACGCCCGAACGCTGCGGATGCCTGACCGTGAATCTGGATCAGTGGGGCGAGATCGTGTTCACGCTTCATGGCAAGCGGATCTCCGTCCCGGTGGCCGAGGTGTTCGCGGCCCTGGCGGATGAGCGAGGCGTCAAAACGACCTGAGCCATATCGCATACAGCTGTGCTTGAACGCCCGGCGGCCGATCGGATAAGATCGGGCGCTTCCAACATCAGGAGGGCGCCATTGCCCAGGTCGCGGCGCGATGACCAGATGAAGGCGTTCGTGGAACAACACAGCATCCACGGCGCCATCCATGCCCTGGTCGAAGTCTGTCACCGGCGAGCGGCCGAGCTAGATGATGAACCCGGCCGCCGGGCCGAAAACATACGTGAGGTTGCGAGGCGCCTCACGTATGTCGAAGAACTCGCCTCGCGGATGGAACTCTAAGGAAGGAGGAAACAAGATGGCTGACGCATTGAAGGATCTACTCGATTGGATCTTCGGCAACACCGTCGTGTGGGGTAACTAGCCCACCATTTCCTGGCGCGCGGGGTCAGTCGATCGGCCCCGCGACCACGATGCGCCCGGTCGCCACGCAGCGAGCCTTCCCCATCTCATCATCGACCGTCAGCCGCACCAGGTAGTCGCCAGGCACCAGCGTCAGGTTCTTCCATTCAATCTGCTTCGTACGCGAGTCCGTGTGGATGCCGGAGGCAGTTTCCTCGTCGCCCTCCGGCCCGAGGAGCGCTACCCGCCCGCCGCGGTTCTTCTCGTCCGGCTCCACGATCGTTCGAAGCTTGACGTAGCGCATAGGCGCCATAGCGGCGGGCGTGAGCACCTGGACCGCGCATGCCGGCGCGGCCTCGGCCGATCGCATCCCGAGGGACGCCAGAACCAGGCCGATGATGACGGCCGCCCACAGCAGGCTCCAGTCTATGCGGCGCTCAGGCGACATGGCCCTGGTCCTTCAGCAGACCGCGGATATGGAGCAGCATCTCGATCGCCTTCGCGTACGTGATATCGACGTAGGTGCCCTCCGCCTTGGCCTGGCGGAGGTATTGAACCAGGTCGCCGGCCTCCTGGTACGCGTCGACCAGGGCGTTGCGCCCGTTGAACGGCTGGAGCAGCGTGCCGTACTTCGCCAGGCCGATTGCCTTCCGCGCCTCAACGTCCGCGATGACCAGGGCGTACGCGTCATCGTCAATGTGAGGCTGGCGATCGAGCGAGGCGCTGAGCCGGTGCAGGTCCTGGATGACCAGGTCCTGCACGCACGGCTGATCGTTCTTCGTGGGCATCGGCTGCCCGGTGTTCAGGTTTTCCACGTGCGTTCTCCAGGCCGCGGTCCAATTAGACTCGGGCCAATCCGCGAGTAGCATGGCCCTACGCCTTCGGCGCGTCCTCGATGGTCTTGGTGAGCACCAGCATGTAGCCGTGGACGTCGACCCGGTTGTCCCGCTTCGCCCGCCGCGCTTCGCGCGTCAGCTTCATGCCGGTCAGTAGGAGGATGACGTCCTCAGGCGTGAGCGGCGCGGTCAGCTTGTGCGCCAGCAGGCCGGACCAGACCTGGGCCATCGCGTCGTAGGCCGGCCGCGGGCGCCCGTACGACTGCGCGCGGTCACCGTTGACCAGGGCGTTGGCTTCCGCCATCTCGTCCTGGCCCGCGTCGATGATGTTCTGCGGGCCGGTCGCATCGAACCCCTGCCGCGCTTCGCGTTCCTGTTCCGTCGCCATGACTCCTCCTCAAGCAAACCGCGCAGATGGTATAGGGCGAACCGCCGCAGGTGCAAAACACCCGTGGCGATTGCGAGAGATCGTACGGATTATCCACGGTCGCTGTCCCCGACCAGCACCGGCCACTTGCAGGTGCGGCGCCGCTTCTTGTCGATGAGCAGCAGCGTCTGGCTGGGCGGTTCGAAGTCTGCCTTGATGCTCAACGCGTACGCGTTGTAGCCGATGAGCGAACCGTTGCAGATGAAGTTCCCGCCATCCTTATCCTGGTGGAAGTGGCCGAAGATATCCAGGTCGGCCCACCGCGCCTTGTTCCACTGGTTGATGGCCTTGAACGCGGGGATGAACAGCCCGCCGACGCCACCCGCGTACTGAATGTCGTGGCCGTGGTGGAACCGGATCTTCCGGTCGTAGACGTCGAGGTACGTATGGTAGCCGTCCTCGATCACGAACCGAATCCGCGGTTCGTTCTTGAAGAGCGACGCCAGGTTCACGTACATCAGCGTCTCCAGGCTGTGGCCGGTCTCCGTGGCGTGATGCACCTTGTGCGTCGTCCGCGAATGGTTGCCCACCTTGCAGGGGATCACGAAGTTGTAGGTGCTGTTGTTCAGCAGGAACTGCAGGCCCGCGACGATCTGGTTCTGGACGTTGATCAGTGCGTGAATCGGCAGGGCCGCGTTTGACTCCGCGTTCATCTCGCCGTGAATGTTGTTCGTGATGAAGTCCCCGAGGAGCGCCAGCACCACCGTGTGGATCTTGACGTCCTGGTTCAGCAGCTTGATGAGGCGCAGGCCGCCCTGGAAGAACCGCGTCACGCGCCGCGTCTCGATCTCCGGATTGAACTCGTTCAGCCCGTTGACGCTGGCCGGCTTGACGATCTCCTCGGAGTGCCAATCGGACCCGATGAGGATCGGCGTGGCCTCGGACGTTCCGCTGCCCTCGCGCGCCTCAATCTTGAAGGTGCGTGCGATGCCCTTACGGATCTCATCGAGCCACCCGAGGGCCGCGTCCTGGCGTTCGATGGTCTTGACTGCCGCCGCGTACTTCTCGCGCAGGTCCTTGACCTCGGCGGCATTCCGGATGCGCTCGCGGTCCGCGGTCACGCGGGCGGATGGTACGCTGGCCGCGCGCTCCTTTTGATAGCACGTGGCGCAGAGGCCGGTGCGGTTCTCTCGGTCGATCATGGCAGGGCAGAGCCGGCACTTGCGGTCGCGCTTGCTGGGCATGGGAGTCTCCGGACGGTCAGGGCTGCAAGGTCGTTGCCCGCAGCGTTGTTCGATTACGCGGCGAGCACCGGAATGTCGGTGGCATCCGCGCCGGTCAGTAACATTCCACCCAAGCGGTCACAACGGCCGCGATGGCCGCCGGGACCGTCATCCACCTGGTACGCCCACCGGCTCTTGTACAACTCGCGGGTAGCCTTCGACCAATCGCGCGCCTTCACGGCCGCAATGCAGTTCTTGAAGCCGAGCGCCTTGAGGCCCATGTTGAACGCCAGGTCCAACACCACCCGCTGCCGCACCTCGTTCAGGTCGTTGAACTCCGGGAAGTAGACCGGCACAACCTGAACCAGCCGCGCGGTATCGGCGCGGAGGACAGCGATGGCCTCCTCGCGCGTGATGCGGACCTTTTCCGTCATGCCATCGCGCGGGGCAATCTTGCGGCCGGCCGCCTTTTCGAGGGCGTCGTAGCCGCGGGCCGTGATGTTATAGCCGACCCCGATCGTCCAATTGCCCAGGGTATCGACGTACGGAGTGAGACGCACGCCCTCGTGGAGGACCAGCTGCGCCATCAGACGATCGAGGTTCATAGCGTCCTACTTCTTGTTTCGTGCCGCGGCGAGCGCATCGACCACAGCCTTGACCTGGTCAGGATGGCCTGCCGCGTACATGGCAACCTTGACCGCGTACTTGAGAATGATCTGCCACATGGTGCTTCACCCTTTCAGCTGGCTCAACCAGCCGCGTTCCACCCAATGGTGGTACTGCGCTTTGTCGCGCAGCAGTTCGGAATGGCCAACCTTGGCCACGAAGTCGTTCTTGTCAGCGAGCGGCGCCTCGCGCACGATGCCAACGTGACCGTCGAACAGTTCCCCGAGGATCTGGAAGCGGTCGGTGTTGTCGCTATGGACGTGCAGCCAGTACTGGGTGTTCGCGCGAAGGGCCTTGTATTGCGCGCCAAGGTCCTGACGGATAGGCGACCCCATCGAGATCAGCGTCTGGATCTTCAGGTCATGCTCCGCCGCAGCGAAGGCCGCGACCTGGAGGCCATGCGAATGAACGATGAGCGCCGTCCGGAAGCCGGGCATTCTGAGGTAGAGCCGAACGAAGTAGGAGAGCGCCGCACCGCCGGCCGCCCAATCACGGGTGCCGGACGCAACGCCAGGAACCCCGTCCAGGTCCGTCGACCAGATGAATGGCCGCGGGCCATCGTCGTAGATGGGCGCCACGCCCTGGTCCGCAAGGAACTGACCAAACTGGTGACCTGGGCAGAACCAGTCGTTGTCATTCTTGCCCTTCCACGAGTCGGTGCCAGCTACCAAAATGGGGTGCATGCTAGTTCTCCTCAGCCGACGTCGATTGCGAGATCTTCAGGACGCGGCAGCGGGCCAACGAGTTCAGCTTGAGCATCACGACATCGATGCCGAAGTCCCCGAGGGCATCCTGGGCCGCGTTGCGAAGGTCGGTCTTGATGGTGTCGCGTCGTTGCTTCTCCTGAAGGTCGGCCCAGTCCAGTTTGCAGCAGACCCGATGGAGCACTGTCATCGCGATATCAACCGTCGCCGTCGCGGGCGAGTGCGTGCGCGGGACCAGCTTCATCAGGTCCGTCACCTCGTAGGTGATGGTGCCGCTCGCCAGGAACGTCTTACCGTCCTTCGACTCCATCGTCTGAGTCTCCAGCCGGTCAGTCTGCCGGGCCATCGGGTACACCACCCATGTCGACGTCCAGGGCCACCACCAGTGGATGCCAGGCCCGCAGAAGATCGGCTCCGCGCCACCCTTGTACTTGATGGCGCCCTCGGTCGTGTCGAGGATCTCGCGCCGCGGGATGAACCGTCCCAGCCACGCAGCAATCTGCCCGATCCAAGCGAGGGCGCTTTCCATGACGTGCTCCTAATTCAGGTGGCAGCCGAGGAACGGGACGCTGCAAGACGTCGGGATCTTCCGGCTCTCCAGGACGACCAGCCGCGCCTCGTGGTTGTTCAGGGCATCCCGCTGGGCCGCCAGGGTGTCTCCGAGGGCCGCGATGGCGCCCTGCAGCTGGGCCGCGTAGTCCCGTAGGGCGGCCAGGTTGGCCTCCAGGGCCGCGACCCGCGGTCCCAGGTCAACGCCAGGCGCCGGGGTGGGCGTAGGCTCCGGGGTGGGCGCGGGCGCCGGGCTGCCGCCGGGGTCGACGGGGTCGACGAAGGGCCGGCCGCCCTTGCCGATGGTCGCGCCGCACGTGACCGCTGCTTCGCCGCTACCGTCCCGGAGGACGTCGTACATCAGCTGGTCGGCCTTGCTCTCCAGGATATCGCTGGCGACCTTGCCTGCGGGCGAGGCGATGAAGAACCCACTCTCCTTGCGGCTGAGGCCCCAGCCCGGATGCCGAAACGCGACCGCGTTGAGCATGGCGCCAAGCGGACAAGCGGGGTCGCCTGCCGCCGCACACAGCTTCGTCAGGTCAGCAGGCAGCGGCTTCCGTGCGTCCTTCAGGTCTTGGCAGATCTCCGCGGGCAGATTTTGCGCGGCGGCAGGCGCGGTCAAAGACAGGGTCATGAGCAGGGCGACAGCCGCGCCCCACACGAGATTGCGCTTCATAGGGAACCTCCCGTTACAGTTTGCCAGTCGAGAGCAGACGCGGTATGTGAACAAAGACGACGTCCACGATAGCACCGAAGACCGCAGCGAGCAACGTGGTCCCGAGCCAGATCACGGTCTTCCGGTGGCTCTCCAAGGTCACGATCCGGGTGTTGTGCTCACCTTGCGTCGTCTTGATGCCGTCAATCTTCTCAGAGAGTTCCTTGTGATCGGCTCGCTGCTCTTGGCGCATCTCCGACAAGAACTCCTGCAGGTCGAATTGAACCCCGGCGCCCATAAGCCACTCCCGATCCTAGAAGGTTGAACAAAAGATCCGGCTCACTTTCAAGTTGACCACCGGAGTGCTGCTCAACACTCCGGTGCAGGGGAAGAGTGACACGCTGCTGCTGAAGGTCGACGGAATCGAAACCGTACCTTCGGTCACCAGGCCCGTTCCCACTGCGACGATAGTCCACTTAACTGAGTAGCCTGACACGTCCAACCGCAGACGATAATGTTCGGAGGTGGCATTAAAGGCCACTCCGGTGTCGGTGTCGTATTGCGTCGAGCCGTCGTGAACGCAGATTGCGAAGTTCCCAGTGTTCGAATTAACTCGGAACATTATACCAGCTGCCGGCATTTTGTCTGAGAACGTCGTGAACGTAGTCGGGCTGGCGGTCAGCCCGGCAAAGATCTTCCCACTGACCAACGTCGTCGGCGGCCCAATCCGTGTGAAGAACACGATCGGCCCGTACCTCAGCTGGGTGAAGTCGGTATTCGTGGTGACACGAGCGAAGTCCACGCCAGCACCGTTCGTACCCAGCTTGAAATAACGCGCGTCGGTCTGCGAGTCAGCATCCGTACCGTTGTTGGCGCCGGCCGAGGCGACTGCGACGCCGTAGCTCGACGTGGTGGCGCCGCTTGACACCTGCCAGGCGAATATACGCTTCTCGACAAAGTCGTCCACGTCCAGTTCGTTCGTGGTCGACGTGTTCTCTACCACCCCACCGAACTGCGAGCCGGTATCGTTGATGCTCTTCTGCAGGATCTTCAGGAGCAGATCCGACAGTTCGAACTTGACTGAGGACGCATGCACGGTATAACGCGGCAGCAGCTGGTCCGACTCGTCATGGATCTGATCGATCGTGACGTCCTGGATCAGGAACTGACCCTTGCACGGTGGGTCCGATAGGTCGATGTTGACCACCCGGCCCGGCGCCGAGTTCGGATCCCGCGTGGCGTAGTTCACGCTGACGATCGGCCAGGCGAACAATTCCAGTTCCGCCTGCGCCCGCATGTACAGCTGGAAGGGTGTGCTCAACGACGTGTCGATGATCGTGTACTCGTGAACGCCATCGGTCGGCTTGCCGTCCTTATCGAGTTCGATCAGCGAGATGGCCCGCTGCGACGAGATATCGTCGGCCTGGTAGAACAGGTTCACGGAGGTGCCGGAATCGACCGGGAAGACCAGAGCATCCTGCAGCAGGATGGAGCCTGGGCCGGACGGGGCGGTCACCCCGCTGTAGTTCAGCTTCTGGTAATTCGCCCACACCATTCCAGTGCCGCGGGCGAAGTACGTCGTATCCGCGACGTTGAGGACCGTGCCGCCGGCAGCCGTCGCGGCAGTCGTGACCGTGCCTGCGCCGCGCACGTAGACCCGGTTACGCAGCTGCGACATGTCGGACGTCGACCGAAACGCAGGCTGCATCAACAGCAGCGTCGAGGCCGTATCGTCGTCAATATCCGAGGGCTGCGGCAGCGAGTCCTCGGGGTTCGGGCCGTCGTCGTTCGGCCAGGAGACGACGTCGACCGGGGCGTTCGAGTTCGTCCGCGGCTGCAGAGCGCCAAGGCTCCAGCCGACGTACGGAGTCGACGTCGTGGTGTTATCCGCAACGATATAGCTGAGGACCACGTTGTGCGGGGTCCAATCCGGGTCGACCGCCGTGCCGCCATTGCCGGCCAGCAGGAAGTCCAGGTCGCTGTAGCCGATGACCTGCGCCAGGCTGTCATAGGTGGTCGGCACGTCGTTCATCGCCTGCAGAGCGTCCGCATCGCCGTAGCCAATGATGGACCCGTACGCGCTATGCAGCGTGCCGGCGGCCTTGGCGACGCGAAGTTCCGCAACGATCTGCGCCAGCGTCTTGCGGTTCGGCGGGTTCGACCACGCCATGTAGATCAGCCGGGCGATGCACGGAACGCCGTTGATCGTCGGACCGATCGGCAAACCCTGGAGCGTGCTGTAGTGGTTGCCGTCCGAACTCACGGCGTTCGACGCGGGCGTGGGCAGCGACTCCGTGCCGTCCTGGTAGAGGAACGACACCTTGAACGCCACGATGCCGCCGGAGATCGACGTCACTCCGAACGACGTCATCGGCGGAGGCGGCAGCTGCATCAGGCCGCCGTTCGAACCAACCGCAGAAGGCCCGAGGGCCGCGCCTGCCGGCGGAGCGACGTAGGCGAACGCAGGCCGCACTACCGTCGACGCGATCGTCGTGACCACCGAACTGCTCGCGCCTTGGACGACGTTGGACGAGAAGGATCCCAGCGTGAACGACGTCGTCGTGTTATCGCCAACCTCGCACACCGGGGTCCAATCCGTCAGACCTCCGCCGGTCGTGTAGATGCGGCACCAGATGCGGCGCGCGGTCACCGTATGGTTGCCGACGTCAGTACCAACCGGGACCGTCGAGAAGTTGAAGCTGTGCGTCGAGTCGATCGGCAGCAGCGTGACCGGACCGAGGGCCGACTGTATGGCCCCGTCGAACACGTTGGTCATCGCGAACTCGTACCAGCCGTGCGCGTGCGAGGTGTAGACTGCCGTGAACGCGCCATAGTCTGACACAACCAGCGGGGTCTGCGGCGCCCCGGTCAGCGGGGTATGCACCGTCGAACTCGGCTGCGCCGGTAGGATGATGCCGGTCGGCACGATATGAAAGAAGTGCAGGACCTGGTTGAAGTCGACGTACCAGTGTCCTCCGCCGATGGCCTCGGCCAGCTGATTCAGGCACGATGAAAAGTTCTGCGACCCGTCGAAGAAGACCGTGATCTTCGCCAGGTTGTTCTGCACGTACGTCGTGCCGAAGCCAGGCGCGAACCTGGCAATCAGGTCACGGACGATCTCGGAGACTGACACCTGCAGGTACCGCCCGACCGGATAGTACTTGTTCAGTAGGAACGTCCAGTCGATCACGTTGACGTCCCACCGCAGCTGGTCGACCTGCTCCTCGTAGTTCTGCGACCAGCTTTGAACCAGGCCGCGGAACAGCAGGCGGTCGCCGTCATCAGGGTCCGTGATCTCGAACGTCTCTCCATTCGAGGGCGGATTGCTGTTGCCGTCGATCGACACACTGGCCGTGCTCGCCTGGTTGTTCAGCGGGCGCCGTATGGTCACGCCAGGCAGCCGGCGGAAGTCCTCGCCGCGCGTCAGCAGCGTGAACTTGTAGCCATTCCGGAACGTCGAGTCCGCGCCTGAGAGGGCGACCGCGTAGCAGAGCGGAACGGTCGTCACGGACGCGCCATGCGTGACGGTGACGGTCCGAGTCGTCACGGCCGCGAGGGCATCGATCGTGATCGTCACCTTCAGCTTGGTCGCGGACACCATCGAGACTGAATTGACCGTGATGCCGGCTCCGCTGAAGGCCACCACCTCGGTGCCGTCCCAGGCTTCGCCCTCGGACGCGACGAAGACGTAATGGACGTAGCCGCGGACGCCAACGGTCGGGTAGACCGAGGAGTCTTCGCGGAGCAGGTAAGACCCATCCTCCAGGAGGAGAGCGTCGCCGTTTTCCTGGCGCAGTATCGACATGATGTCCTACCGGGCGAAAACGTAGCCGGTGCCGCCGTTCATGTTGCCAGCCGATGGCAGGACGCGAACTGCTGTGATAGCGTTCGCGGTCGGGATGCACCAGAGGCCGACCGAGTCCACTGAGAAGAACATACCGCGTCCCCACTTCGGTCCGGTGAGATTGATGCCCTCGATCAGCAGTTCGCCGGTGCGCGCGGCAGTCGCGGCGGTATTCCAGAACTGCATCTGCGCCGCGTTCGTCTCGACGCCAGTCGTTCCGGAGATGCCGAGGTAGTCGCCCGAGGACGCCAGGAAGGTGGCGCCGTTGTCGATGCTGGCCCGCGCCTGATACACACCGCTCGATGACAGCGTGCCGCCCTTGATGAGGATCCGGACCTCGTTGTACCCGGCCAAGCCGGCCGTGTCCCAGGTCGTGTCGCCAGCAAAGACCTTGCTATTGATCAGGGTCCAGCGGGAAAGGGCCAGGACGTTCAGGATCGACACCTTCTTCGTGCTGCCACCATCCACGACCGCGAGGTAATCACCCGTCACCGGGCTGACCACTTCAGTGAGATTAGAGATCTTGCTATCAGCCATGATGACCCTCTAGACGAACGGTTCGATGATATCCACGTCCACAAACCCCGCAGCGTGGTTCGGGGTCGTGCATTCAATATGCTGGTCGTCAATGACAACCACGTCGGTCGCTTCCGATCCGCCGAAGAGGATCACCGACCCGGCCACGAAGTTGAAACCCTCGATGAGGACGTCCGTCCCGCCAGCGAAGGACCCGAAGGGTGGAGTGATCCGAGTAATCGTCGCCGCGTAATAGGTGAAGGCGCCGTAGAGTGTCCCGCTCTGGCTCCCGCGCGTCACGATCACGTCGAACAGGCCAGCCTCGGTTGATGCCGCGGTCACGCACGTAATCGTGTTGGAGTCTACCACCACGACGCTAGTCGCAGCCAGGCTACCGATCGTAACCGTGGGTGCGGACCCGTCCGCGTTGTTGGCGAAGTTAAAACCAGAGATGGTGACTGCCGTACCTCCAGTGGTACGGCAGGCATTCGGGGTTAGCGAAACCAGCTTTGGCTGCGTCTCGATTGCCAGCCGGCGCCGGCCCAAGTCCGTATTGGGCCGGAGCGGGATCTCTTGGTTCGGCATGGCTTAGTTCTTCGACTCCAGCATGTACTGATGGAGCGTCATCGAGCCGGTCGCGACCGTCTGCGTGAAGAACATGTCAACCTGCTGCGAGGCCGTCGAGTCGAAGTTCGTGCCTACCGCGGGCGCCGAGTTCCACGGCAGGATGGCCGTCAGGCATCCCTTCGGAGCCGATGCGGGCACCCCGAGAATGTCCTCACAGGTCCACCGGCCCTGGCCGATCAGGTTAGCTGAGGCGCCGACCGCGCGAACCGTGAGCAGGATCTCCAACTCGAAACCGACGTTGGTGTGCGCGGCCACCGTGTCGAGCAGGACGGCCAGCCCGTCGAAGACCACCGTGCCGCCAAAGCGCACGTCGAAACGCGCCGTGCCAGGCGTGGTGATCAAAGACGAGATGCGCCCCGTGGCCTTGATCAGCAGCTGCTGACCGAGGTTCGCCAGGAAGTTCGCCGGCAGAGTGTACTTCGCCGCGGCCGGTATAGCCGACGCGGCAGCTGCGGCAGTCAGGGCTGTACCGTCAACCTGCGACGAGACAAGAACTTGAGAGTAAGACAGCTGCATGACCGATCTCCTTATCGCGCACCGAACTGCTGGTGCATTTTGAGCGTTCGCATGATCTCATCCGCGACCTGCCGGGCAACGTCCGCGGCAGTCCCGTTGATATGGTTCGTGATCTGAATCCCACCGCCACCGGGACCAGCGACTCCGGTGTTCCCGATAGGCGTGATGATCTCCTTACCATGGAGCATTGCCAGGGTGCCCGACCCGAAGTCTCCCGACCCGCCGTTGGCGAAGGACGGAATGGGGCCGCCGGAACCGCCGTTCTTGAATCCAGCGTACAGGTCGATAATGCCCTGCTCGATCATCTGCTGGAGCGTCATACCCTTTTTCGCCATTGCCATCAGCTGCTGGTCGCTCGCGCCGACGTAGGCTGAAGGGTTCATCTCGTGGAACTTCTTCACGCCCTCGGCAGTCGTCAGGTCATAGCTCATCGACCCGCCGCTCAGCTGCCGTGCCTCGTATTCCTTCAGCGTCAGCACCTCGCCCGCCAGGGTCCGAACCTTTTCGGTGTCCTTGTCGATCGAGAACCCGACCTCGCCCCAGGTGTCGCGCATCATCTTCAGATGCTCGATCTCTTCCCTGGCCGCCTCGATATCAGCCTGCTTGTACTGATCCCGGTGGGCAATCATACGGTCGAAGGTCTCTTGAGCCTGCTCCAGCTGCTGCTCCAGATGCGCCTTCGAGCGGGTATCCTTGGCTACCTCGGCGTCCTCGTAATTCTTCTCGTCAGCCTTGTAGAGCGCCCACACGTCGTCGTAGTACTTCTCTTCCACGACGCCAGCATCGGACAACTTCTGCACGAGCGCTTCGTACTTCGCCTCTTCCTTGATCTTGAACTTCTGCAGGTCGGTGGCGCCGATGGCCGCCTGCTCCTGGTACATTGCGTTCCAGGCTGCGCTCAGAGCGTCGACCGCCTTGATCTGCTCCTCGCTCGCCTTCTTCATCTGGTTGACAGCGTCGATCTCAGCCTTCGTCAGGTTCGGGAAGGCCGCGGCCAGCTTGTCGACCGCAACGCCAGCGTCCAGGTAGTACTTAATCGTCGCAATCTGCTCCGGCTCCATACCGGCCAGCGTATCCTTGTAGGTCGATCCGGTGATCGACAGGTCCCGCCAGGCCTCGTTGTACGCCTTCAACTCGCTGGTCGACAGACGCAGGTTGTTCCCGAGGTGAGCCTCGGCGTTCGCGTGGCCCTCGGTGGCGTCGCCGGCATCGTGATGCTGCTTCGCGTTTTCCGCGGTCGCGTCCGTGTTCTGATCGATCGAGGCCTTGGCGTCGACCATCTTCAGGCGGATGGCTTCAATCTGGTCCTTGACCTTGCCGGTGGCAACTGCCCAGTCTTCCTCTGCCTGCTTGTCCTTGGCAATCGAGGCAGCCCGCTCCATCATGCGCTGTTCGAGGTTGGCAAGTTCGTCATCGATCCGCTTGACGTCCTCGGTGGCGCCGGGGATATGAAGGATCTCCAGGAACTCAGCAACCGCCTTCGACGCCAGCTTGAACGCCAGGATATCGCCGTCGATGATCTGCGCGATATCCTTAAACACGACCTTCGCCGCGTTCCATTCGACGCCCACGACGCCGACCGAGTCGACCACCACCTCCGCGAAGCTGAGGGCCTCGATGGTCGCGTCATCGATCGCGTTCGCGACCGTGCGGACGGCCTTTTCCTGCGATCCACCGAACGCCTCGGAGATGGCATCGCGGATGCCGTCAAAGCCCGCGATGATGACCGGGGAGGTGGCGACAGTCTTGGCCAGTTCCTCTTTGAAATTGGCCCAGACAGTCTGTGCCTGGGCTACCTTTTCGTCCAGGCCGTCCGTCTGATCACCGATACGCTCGATCGCTGCGCCCACCTTTTCGAGGATGGCGACGCGAGCGGACTCCAGCTTCTCGTCCGCGGTCAGGCGATCGGAGGTCGTACTCAACTTGTCCGCATACCGCTCTTCGGCCGCGGCCAGGTCGATCTTGCCGAACTGCAGAGCGATAGCGCGGGTCCGACCCGTCAGCATCGCATCGTTCATCGTATCGAGGGCCTGCTTGACGTCGACGCCAGTCGCCTGCGCGAGTGCGAACGCACCCTTCGATAGTGTCTTGAACTGTTCGTCAGTGAGGTTCATGCCGGCGGCCAGGTCCTGGTTCGCCAGCTTCATGATCTGGAAGTCGTTGATCGTGTTGTGCGTGCCCTCGCGGACCGCATCCAGGAGGGTTTCGCCCAAGCGGCCGGCTGCCTCAGTGAGGTGGTCGAAGTTACCCTCGACGTCTGCGATGACCGCGCCCTCGATCGTCAGTTCCTTGAACGTCTCGACCGCGAGTTCGGCAACCTTCTTGATGCCCTCAAGAGCAGCCTCGGCCGTGAAGAACCCTGCGGCCGACTCTGCGACGTGATGGCCGAACCCGCCAAACTTCTCGTCCAAGGCATCGATCTTGTGCCCGAGGATCTCCAGGACACCGGACATGTCATCACGGAGTTCGACCCTCCCAGACAGTGATCCAATGTCGAGACCTTCGGCCATGACTAACGCCTCTTCTTCTTTTTGGCTTCATCGGCCCTGGACACAGCAGCGAACGCCTGCGCGATGAACTTCTGCTGCTGCCAGGTCTGCCCACCTCCATCCCTCCGAGATTGCTCCGCCGGTGCTCGTGGCGCTTCACCCGGTGCCCGTTTCGGCTTAGGTGTGAAGTCGAGCAAGAAGTCGCGCGGTTGAAACTTGAGATCGACCTGTCCGGTACGGATGAGAACTGCAGCGTTCATCATCATAGCGGATATCATGCCGGCTTGCCAGTCAGCACGCAGGCCGCCGATCGGTTCAACCTTGTCGAACTCCAGCCAGTCCTGGAACTGGGTCCAGGGCATGCGCCGAAGCATGGCCCGTACGTTCGGCTCGCCTAGTTCGAGGGCGAGTCGGTGGGCGAACCGCCAGAGGCCGTGGGCGCTTCGCCGGGTTCGTTTTTTGCCGGCGCTTTCCCGAGAACGATGCCGTTCACAGCGAAGGACGCGTCGATGAGCGGGCCGTTCTCCTTGGTCGAGCGCCGCTTGAACGCCTCGATAGCGGCCGGCAGGTTTTCTTTCTCGATGCGGCTGCCGTCCGGGTTCACGATGCAGCGTACCAGGAGCCGGATGCCCTTGAACCGACGCTGTTCCTTGTCCTCGCTATCGTTTTCCTTCAGCCAGTCGAGGATGCCCTCGGACGTCGCGACGGCCACCTTGACCGTGCCGCGCTTTGTCTCGACCAGGACGTAATCCACGTCCTCGTCCGGGTTCCGAGTCAGTTCATCGAAGGTCACTGTTGCGTTGCCGTTCATACCAATCCTCCAGCTACTGTGCCGATGGTCGCTTGATAGCAATGACGTTGAACGTGTACCGCTGATAGCCCTTGTCATCGACGCCCGCGTCGATGGGTTCTGACTGCTGGTGATGTATCGCCTGGTAGAAGCCTGAATTGATGAACTCGTTCCGGATGCCGTCGACCGCATTGTAAGCAGCCCAGGCCGCGTCGAGCGCCGGCCCGGAGTTCTTCGCCCGCGAGATGATGACAGCGGACGGCCGCTCGTACGCGCGGGTCTTGACGGCCGTCACATTGCCGTCTGCCGTCCGGGTCGTGTTCGTGTACTCTGGCGAGGTGCCGCCGGTGCTGATGATCGAGATCACCGCGCCGGAGGCGAGCGCCGGAAGGGTCGCCTTGGACGACGTCGTCAGGTCCTCCCCGAGGGAAGCGACACCAGCGTCGGTCAGCAACGTGACGAGATCATCGATCCACATAAGCTATCCCATGAGCGCACGGTTCAAGTCGATCCGCTTACCCACCCGCACGGCCATCGAGGACCGGCTCTCGCGGATGACCGACTCCAGGTACTTCCACTGCCCGACCTTGTGAAACGCGTCCGGGTCCTCATGCACGAAGATGGCGTAGGGTGCCGCGGGGCCGCCCGCCACGATCAGCGTGTAAATGATCCGGCCCTCCCGGATCGGACCCACCACGTGGATGGACCCGCGCAACGGACCGTACTTCACCGGGGTCCGTCGCTTGACCTCCGTTGCCTCGACCTGCGTCTCCTGGTAGAGGGCGCGCGCTATCTCATCCGGGAAGCGCTGAGCCAGTCGCTTCAGCTTTTCCCGCATCGCCTGGGCGCCCTTCAGGTTGGCTGCTGGACTCGACACGTCGTAGTCTCCACGCCTTGTCGACCTCCTCGGTAAACCGGAGGCCGATATTTTCCCACCTGAATTGAGGCTGATGAGCGAGTGCGAGGCCTGCCGCAGCGTGCCGTTCACGCCAGGCACCGTCATAGTACATCGTTTCCAGTGAAGCAATAAAGTCCTTTTTGTCGGGGACACCACCGATCACGTTCACACCACCGAACGTCACCCCGTGGCTGGTGCATGGCACCAGGCGGGCCGCCGGCCTGGCCCAGTCCCCGAGGGCTGACCAGTCGGGAACGACCTGCGGGATGCCGCACGCCATGCCCTCCAGCGTTGTCAGGCCCCAGCCCTCGCCCTGGGTGGTGGAGATCTGGACGTCTGCCGCCTGGTAGGTCAGGACCAGTTCCTCTTCGGTGTAGCCCTCGTAGACGCCCGGCTGCTCCAGGAGCACCTTGCCACGCAGACCGTAATAACGCGTCAGCTGCTCGCAATCGACGCCCACGTCTCCGGTGGGGCACACGTGCAAGTAGAGGTACGCGTTGTCGAGCTTGTTCTTGTGAACGAACTCAGCGAAGTACTCGAAGGTCAGGTCGATGCGCTTCCGCGGCTGGTTGCGGTTCGTGTTCATCACGATAAACCCGCTGTGGCATGGTGCCGGAAGGCCGATCGTCTTGCGCGCAGCCAGCCGGTCGCCCGGCTTGTAGATCTCCAGGTCGACGCCCAGGCCGACGACACCAGCGGGCTTGAAGAAGCCGCCGGCCCGCGCCTCGTACTCCGCAAACCCCGTCCAGAAGATGGCGTAGTCCAGGTCCTGGATGTAACTGGCCCGGAGGTTCTTACCGTCGACCGCGATGGCGCCCACCACGACTGGCTGTTGCTTGAGGGCGCGGATCTTCTCCATGTACCGCGGCACGTTCCAGGGGTCGTTCTGGATGACGATCAGGTCCGGGCGCTCCTTGGCGTAGATCTCCAGGAGCGTCTTGTCGCCCATGAGGCTGCCGCCAGGCACGTAGGCCGGGTAGATTTTGTACGGGTACTCGTGCGGGTATCCGCGGTAGTTGATCCCGAGGACGACGACGTCCCAAGTGCGCCGGAGCACTTCCAGCGTCTTGTGCGTCGCACGCGCGAACCCGCTGTCGCAACCAGCGTCGCCAATCCAGAGCAGCTTGCGCTTCATCGGTACCTCCGCTCGTAGATCCACTGCCGCCCAGGAAATGGGAACTCGAAGAACTTGTTCTGGATGTTCGACTGCCGACCGATATGCTGCACGAACGAGGGCACGCTGGCCGCGAAGCATCGCGCGCCGATCTCCTTGCCCCATATCTGGAGGAGCAGGTCGTGGCCCCGCTGCCGGTGCTGTTCGCGGCCATCATCGAGGAAAGGGTCCGGTCCCAGCCAATCAGCCAGCTGCTGCGCGACCTGCCGACGCCAGACCAGGCATTGCGCGCCGTAGAAACCGTACACCGGATGCGGGGCGACAGCCTCACCCTTCGCGAGCATCGCGCGCACGCGCGGGAAGGACTCGCCGTGCCGGATCACCGACTCGTCCTCGGCGCGGTAATGGGAGTCGCTGACCTTCTCGAAGGTGGCCGCCAGCGTGAACATTGGCACGGCCGCGTGGCCGTGGTCGGACAACCACGCCTCAACGCTCTCCAGGAACGTGTCGAGGAAGTCGAGATCGTCTTCCAGCTTCATCACGTAGTCCGCGTTCGTGTCGCTGCCCAGGCGGATGGCCCGCGCCGCGTTCTGCTGCCGGGTGCAAGGCTCGGCCTCGCAGATGATCTCCTCACCAAGCGGAATGTACTTCTCAGCTTCGATGAGGAAGTCGTCGTCCTTGGTGCCGCCGCAGGAGATCTGCAGCGAGTGCAGGTAGGGCGATGACCAGAAGTCCGTGCGGGCCAGGTTCTCCAGCGTCCGCGCCAGGTAGTTCTCTCCGCCGGTCAGTCGGCGGTCGTGGGTCTCGATGACGACAGCAATTTTCACAGCATGGCCTCCAGCTTGCGGATGATCTCAGCCCGGTCGTGGTAGTGCCGCGGATTATCGCGGCTGATGGCCCGCGGCCGTTCCAACTGCTCGATCGGCATCACCACACTGTTGTGCGGCGCCTCCTGGTAGCGGTACGCCAGGTGCGTGAAGATGCGATCGATCTCGATCGGGTCCAGGTCGCCGTACCAATCGTGCCACGGCTGGAAGTCGATGAGGCGCTTCGGAAAGAAGCATCCCCACCCGATCAGCGTGACGCGATTGCCGCAGAGTTCGTTGTAGATCCGGAGGTGACCGTGCGTGATGGCGTTCGTGACCCGCTCGTCATAGTGCCGCCACAGGCGTCGAATGTCAATCTGCGCGTCGTCATCCTGGACGTAGATGATCTCGTTCCGCGCCTGCTTCGCCAGGTCAAACCGCGGCAGCAGGTTCGGACTCTCCGTTTGGACAAGCACATCATCGAACGGAAAGTTCATCTCGATATCCGCCGGCCACTCCTTCTCGCGAGTCACCAGGACGGCCGTCACCTTGTCGGTCATCCCAGGATCTCCCGGAAGTAGGCAGCGTGCTCCGACGCCCAGTCCTCGTACGTTCGATGGTTGGTCAGGTAGAACAGGACCTGACGGAGGCTGTCCCAGCTGCCCTTCTCGTACTCAATGACCGGGCGCACGATGGCGAAACCGATCCTCGGGCTGATCACCGGCTTGCCGGCGGCCATCGCCTCAATGATTGGTGTGCATCCACCTTCGAGCGATGACGTCACCAAGTAGTAGTCGATGCCCTGGTAGAACGCAGGCAGGTCCCCGTAGCGACTGCTGACGATCGGGCAGGGCCATCCGGTACCCCACGCGCGCACGTCGTAGCCGGCCTCCAGCATCTTCTTCACCAGGGCCTCCCCCTTCCGAGGGTTACCCGGCTTGACGCTGCCTGCCACCCCGAATACCGGCCGGCGCTTCGGCAGGAAGATATCGTCCACGGCCTGCTCGATGATGCGCGGGTTCGGGGCGCCGAGGCTCAGCATCAGGTCGCGCATGGCCGGGTTCAGGACAACGTGGCCGTCGTACTTCGCTGCGAACTGCCGCGGCCGGCCATCGTCGTGCGCGAAGAGGCCGATCGCCTTGCGGCCACGGCCGCTCGGTGGGAAGTAGACGTTCGAATGGTACTCGACGTCGCACCTCCGCTCGAAGGCGTTGATGCGCGCGTCGAACCCGTACCGCGGCAGCCGGTCGACCAGTTCCTTGGCGAGCCGGCCGACGATCCAGTTCATGTCCGGCCCGGTGACCGGGATGTTGACGGTCACCATATGCCTATGCCGCCCCAGTGGTGGCCTCCACTGATCTCAAGCCACGTGCCCGGAACGGTTTCGACCTTGATCTCGTTCCAGAACTGCGGCACCCCAGTCTGCTTCGCGTCGATATCATGCGTAGCCGTGATGGCATCCGGGGTGAGGAACCAACGGTACGCATCCCAGTCTTCCCGCTTGCCCTTGTAGGAGTCGTCGCCATCGAGGAACAGCAGGTCGGCCCGGCGGCCTGCGAGGGCCACGGCCACGAGTCCCTGCGTCTCCAGAGCGTGCGAGTCTCCGAGGATGCAGCGGATCCGGCCGCCGAACTCCTTCTCCAGGATCTTGTTGCGAACCTGGCAGGCAGCGAGGCTCAGCCCGGTCGCGTCGCCGGAGGCCGGCATGTCGACGGTCACCAGGAACGCATCGGGGAACAGCCGTCCGAGGTGCTGGATGAACCCGCCGGGGCCGGTACCGATCTCCAGGATCGTCTGCGGGTCGCAGGCCGCCTTCAGGTAGCGGTCGAACTCCGCCACCTCCTCCGGCCACTGCAGCATCTTCAGGTCGTGAGGCATAGGACCTCGTCGCAAATGAAGTGAGCGTCGTCCTCAGTGAGGCCGGGGTGCGTCGGCAGGCTGAAGCCGCGCGTACCGATCTCGGTGGCAGTCGGGAACTCCCCGCTGTTGAACTCCGGCATGGTGTGCAGCGGGACGAAGGTCGGCCGCGTCTCGATGCCGCGGCTGCCCAGGGCGCCCATCACCATATCCCGGTTGACATGCCGCGGCACCAGGGCCGTGAACAACCAGGGCGATACACGCGCGCCCGCGCGTGGGTGCTGGCGCGAGAGGTGGAAGAGGCGCCGCTTGTAGACCGCGATGACCTTCTCGCGGGCCGCCCACATCTCGTCCAGACGCGCCAGCTGCGCGACCCCGAGGGCCGCCTGCAGGTCAGTCATCCGGTAATTGAAGCCGAGTTCCGTATGGTAATAGCGGCGCACCGGATGCTGGGCCATGCCCCGCAGCGACCGCAGCCGCATCGCGTACTTCGGATTGTTCGTCACCACCGCTCCGCCCTCGCCAGTCGTGATCAGCTTGTTGCCGTAGAAGCTGAAGCAGGACATGTCGCCCAGGCAGATGGGCTGGCTGTAGAGCGCCTCGGCGGCATCCTCGATAATCGCCACGCGGTCGTTAAGGCCAGTGAAGTCGTCGGTCGGCACGCCGTAGAGATGCACCGGGATGATGGCGCGCGTGCGCCGCGTGATGGTTCGCTTCGTTGCGTCTATATCGAGGCCCCACGTGTCCGGATTGACGTCGACCAGAACGGGGCGGGCGCCGGTATACATCACCGCGTAGGCCGTCGCCACGTAGGTCAGGTCGGGCACGATCACCTCGTCGCCAGGGCCGACGCCGAGGGCGGCGAGCGCCAGGTGCAAGGCCGTCGTCCCGCTGGACGTCGCGACCGCGAACTTCTGCTCGTGCGTGTACGCGAGGATCTTCTCGAACCGCTCGACCATCGGGCCGCTCGTGATCTGCCCGCTGTTGAAGACGTCGAGGAGAAGTTTTCGTTCGTAGGAGGAAAGATCTGGCCGGCTAACCTGGTACTTGTACGTCATGCAAACATCCAGTCATCTCAACGTTCTGATCCCACACGTACTCGTTCCGTTCGAAGTCGTAGCGGGCGGTCGCCCGCAGGACCAACCATCCGAGGCCGGCCACTTCCATGAGGGCCGTCGTCTGATGGCAGGAGTCACTGTTCGTGTCGGTCACCGTGAACTGCCCGGTCGAGCGGCGGGCGTGATATGGGATCCAGTCGACCGGCTTCCGCTCTTGATGGCGCTTCAGCAGGTTCTCATCTCGCTCGTCGTAGAGCGCCATGTTACTGGCCTCGCACCACCGACCCGAGGATCGTGTCCGTCACGAACGGAAGGTTCGTGCCCGAGTCCGCGAAGCCACCAGCCTGCACAACCGGGGCCGTGCCGCCACCCGGGAGAACGATCGAATCACGCAGATCGAGCGGACCTTGCCGGATGAACCCAGTGTTCGGCGTAGTGGTCGGTATGGCATCTAGAAAGGTCAGTACGGCGAACGTCATCACGAGTACGCCCTGGCTCGTATAACGCTGCCGTTGGCTCAGGTCCACGAGGGCGCGCAGCGTTTGCGGGCTGCCGAAGACGTCGTTCCCCTGGCCGTCGTCGCCAATCCAGGGCGTATGCACGACGTCCAGCTTCATCGACTCGAATTGCGGCGAGGCAATGTTCGCGATGGCGTCGCGGATGAGTGACTCGTAACCCATGACTCGCTCCTAATTGCAATCGTCGCTACCGAAGGACTCGAAGACGATCGGCAGCGTCGCCATGTTCTGGTTGAACCAGGACGCGACCAAGAGGCGCCGCACCTCATCGGGTACGACGTTCGACACGTAGTTCAGGTCCGACTGCTTGCGCCGGATCTCGACGTCGACGGCCTCGGTCGGCATGTTGCTGCTCGCCTGATGGCCCTTCACGTCCGAGAACGTGAGCGCCACCGACCCGGCCTTCAGGCTGGTGATGCCCTTGTCGAGCGGGTCGTTGTTCCCCAGGCGATCGGACGCGCCCAGCTGCAGGGCGAACTCGCATTGAGCGTCCTTGAGGGCCTGCGGGATGGACGTGACGCCAGACGTCGGGATGGCAAAGCCGTTCCGGTTGACCATGCCGACCCGCGGCCAGGTCAGGTTCTGCGTAGCGTCGACGGCCGCGCCGGTCCAATCGAAGCACGCCTCCATGCTGCGGCAGGCCGCGCGTAGCGCCGCTTCCTTGCGCGCGTCAATGGCCGTGGCGAACCAGGACACCGCCGGCAGCCGGTTGGCCGCGTACGTTTCGAACTCCGCGAGCGTCGCGAACGTATCCGCGGTTGCTGAGCCAGGCGTAGCAGTGAGACTCATGGCAGGGTCCTCAAAAAGAAAACGCGGTAGGCAAGGATTATACCCTGCCTACCGCGTGGATGGTACCCGTCGATGACCTACCTACCGCCGCGTGGGAACTAGCCGTTGAGGTGGCAGATCCCGCTCTTCCCCGAGGCCGTCGCGCGGATCAGCGGAGCGCCGATCGAGAAGACCTTGAAGTTGAGCTTGAACCCGCCGGCCTCGTCCCACTGCACGTTCTGGATCTGCTCGCCCTGGATCCAGGCCGCGACGTCGGGCGACGCCTGCATGACGATCAGGTTGCCCGAGGGCAGCTGGTCGGCCACGCCAATCCGCTGCACACTCGACACCTGCGAGATGCGCCCACGGATCGACTGGATGTTCGCGGTCGCCGCGTTGTAATCGTTGTCGATGATCACACCCGCGTCGGTCGGCATGTACACCCAGTAGGGTCCGAAGAACTTGTTCGCCTGGAGCGCCGTGATGGCCGCGAGCAGGTCCTTCAGGTACGAAGAGCCGGCCTTCGTGCTGTCACCCCAGTCCTTGCCGCCGTCGAACGACACGGTCGTGACGCGGTTCGGATGCGTGGTGTAGCCGTAGATCGGCAGGCCGCCGAAGGTCGGTCCACCCTGGAACAGCATCTTCTCCAGCTGCTCGCTGACGACGCGCGCCGCGGTCTGAGCCTGGATGGTGTCCAGGGTCTCGCCGCTCAGCCGCGCCGCGGCCAGCTTCCGGAGGTTGATGAAGTAGTCCTTGTGGGTGATCGGCAAGGGCAGCTGGTTCAGGTTGAACTCCTGAACGTCGTTGTCCGTCTGGCCGAGGCCGTCGAGCGACGTGATGGCCGCGTCCATGTCGGTCACCTGCTCGTAGCCGAACACCGTCTTCGCGAGGGCATTCGGAACGTTGCGGGTGAAGCCGGCCGAGATCAGGTCCTTGACGCCGACGAGGCGCATGACCGTCTCGCGGACCACCGCGTCATCGAAGTACTTCCACTCTTCGTGACGCAGCGTGTCGAGCGTGCGGAGGGCCGCGGTCGTCAGACCCTTGCCTTCCGTCATCGCCTTGTACAGCTGCTGGGTCGCCCAACGACCGCTGTTCCCGTTGAACAACACGGTCGGGCTGGTGATGATGCTGGAAGCCGCGGGCGCCGATGCCACGCGACCCCGAGAAGTACGCTTCGCCATGTTCAGTCTCCTCAGTCCTCTATGGCCGCCTTATATCCGTAGGCGACTCCGGTATTCGTGAACGATTGCGCCCGATCCTAGAGGATCTGGACGCGGCACTTCGTGACGGTCACAACCGAACCGAGGGTCTCCATGACCCGCGCGATCGGATTGGTCGAGCCTTCCGCGAGCGTGCCGTCGCCGGCCGACTCCAGAAGGTCGTCCTCGGTGTAGTTCCCCGAGGCCAGGAACGCGGTCACTTCCATGCCCGCGGCGAACACGCCGACCTTGACCTTGTCGCCCGAGGCGTAGTAGGCCGAGATCGTGCCCGAACCCTGGTACGTGTTGTCGATGCCGGCGCCGAGTTCGTCGCGCTCCAGCGCGAACGCCTTCGGAACCTTCGTGGTGCTGGTCTGGTGCGCGATCGTGCCGACACCCTTGACCAGGTAGCCCGGCTTCACCGTGGCGGAGGCGGTACCCTCTTCGCTCACGGTCGGGCTTCCCTTGAGAACGATGGAACGCTTGTTCATGACAGTCTCCTCATTCGAAGTCGTTGGTCGATGGACTCACCCGCCACCGATCCAGGTAAAACCGATCCGCGACTACGGCAGGAACACCTGCCCGCCGCTCGGTCGGATGCTCACGCTTGCTTCCTGCACACCGTCGGTCGGCTGCTTCGGAGCAATGTTCACGACGAAGCCCGAGAAGATCCACGTCGCGCCGTCCGGGAACAGCAGGTCGTAGCGATCCTTCGAGCCGGATGCCCAGGCGTCGAGCAGACCCGTCGTCGCGTCGTGGGTCGCCTCGCCCGAGGGCAGAAAGTTGAGCATGAACTGAAGCTCACCCTTCCGGCGGATACCGACAACGTACGAGTCGTCGTCGGAATTTTGCGTGCTCGTGTCGATCGGCTTGCGGGTCAGAGCCGGCGGAGTAATGTCCTTCAACTCCGCGATGGCCGTGCCGTTCCGCTTGACGATCGTTCCGTGCGCCGAGATCCCGTTGCTCTCAGCGCCGGTGTTCGTCACAGGACTCATGGTCTCTCCACCTTTCTAGTCGCGCGCCCGATTGGCGTCGACCTACTTCTTGCCTTCGGCTGCGCGGATGGCGTCGACCAGGTTCGGAACCGCGGGGACACCCTTCGCATCGCCCTCGGCAGCGACGCGCGGAGCGCCCTGTCCACCGAAGTCGATCGTGGCGGTCACCGCCGGCTTGCCCGCGAGGGCGAGCAGCTGGTCGAGTTCCACCTGGGTCTTGGCCTTGAGAACCTCGTCCGAGATCGTGCATCGGCCGGTGTCCTTGAGGGCCTTGATGGTCACTGCGTGCTTGTCGGCCGCGGCCTTGACGTTCGCGTCGAACTGGGCCTTGACCTCGGGCGACGCCTTTGCCATCAGGTCCTCGATCGTGACCGGCTTCGCCGCGTCAACGATCTCGGTCGCGGGCGCCGCGGGCGCCGCGGGCGTGACGACTGCCGCCGCGGCCGGTGCCGCGACTGCGGCCGGCTGTTCGGCCGGCTTCTCGACAACCGCGGAGAGGGCCTTGATCTGGTCCTCCGTCGCCGTTTCGAGGAACTTGACGAGTTCTTCCTTCTTCATGTCCGTCTCCTTGGCGGTAGTAGGTTCGGGCGGCACCGTCTTGCCGTGACCACCGCAAGAGCAGCCGCCCGCTGCAGCCTTGGGTGCAACCGTCTCTTCACTCATCGCCTTCGGGGCGCAGTTCGCACCGAGGGCAATCGCGTGGTCGTGCAGCGACTGGATCTTGGCCTGGTCGCTCTTGCTGTTCCGCGCGCCCTTCGCGACCACCGGCTCTTCGGCCATCAGCACCGGCTCGTAGCTGAGGACGGGTTCGACCTCAATCGCTGCATCGCCCAGGGAAACAACTCCGTTGTCTCCGAGAGAGAAGGCTCGCTCATAGAGGACGTACGTCGAATACGGGTAGCCCATGCCGGCCTCGACCGCGGGCTCATAGACCGAGTAGACCACTCGGTTCGGCGCGGTCACCGGAACGAAAGCCTCCACGTAATTCAGATTGCCAACGCCAGCCTGGCGAAGTGCGTCGTACAGCTTGCGCTTCAGGTCGGTGTCGCTCATCTCGCTCGCCGGCTGCGCCGCGCGAAACATCTGGAGGAACTTTCCGAGGATCGAGGGCTTCCGTTCCGTCTTCTTTTCCGCCACAACCGCCTCCTGCTTTTGCGCGGCGCGAACACCGCAACCTGCCTGAACGCTGCAGGCGCCCTCTACCCCTTCAGGCAGAAGCGCCAGGTGATCCGGAACGATATCCTGCCAAGCGCCGCGGTACTTCTTGCCGTTGAAGGTGCCCTCGGTGTCGTCGGTATCCACGAAAGCGCCAACCGAGATCTCAATGTCGTCGCCGTCCTCGACCCGCTGCAGCAGTTCCGGTGCGACATCTTTCGCTCGCTCGATGTCCAGCCACGCCTCCATCGCCAGCTTGTTCTTGCGTATGGTGGTGTTGAACACCACTCCGATCTTTTCGGTCTCCAACACCTCCGGGACGTTCCCGGAGACCGGCCGGCCGTTGCGGATCGGATGGCCGTGGAAAATCGGGCGGCCATTCCAGCCCTGGGGCGCGCGGGAAAATTCCTCTGCGGTCACCAACTCGGGCGTCTCGGCGTTCATCGGCCAGACGACGCCCTCGACCAGGGCCACCACCGGAACCACGATGTACTCGCGGCCCTCGAAGGTCTCCGTCCGGGCCTTATAGCCGGCCGCAGAAACAACCAGCTGCCTCATGACACGGTCAGAGGCGGTCGTCACGTCTGCGTCGAAAATGATGACCACGTATTGAGTCTCCGTCTCTTCGTTCTTCTTCGCTAGGACACGTGAAAGGCTCTGCTTGTCTAGATAACCCTTCAGCGTGCCAGCGTGGATCCTCTTGACCCATTCCTTCTTGATTTTGCCCTTGAACTTGAAGGTCCCGTTATCACCTTCTGGGTTCGAGTCCTTCTTGACCCGCTGGGCGACGCTCTTCGGAACGTGGATCTCAACGAGGGCCACGTCGCCGTCTCGGTTGCCCTTGTTCTCCGCTGCGGCGCGCGCCCAGTAGAGCGCCTCGCGTTCGGAGTCGGCCATGTACACGTGGCCCTTCTCTGACTCCGCATGGATCGAACTGCCCTTGGCCGAGTCGATGCCGTGCTCCTTGATACTTTCAACCTTGTCCGCGGTCGTACCGTGATAGAACACGACGTCTCCGGTGCTGCTGGCTCCACCGTCATCGCCGGCTCCGTCGCCACCACCACCACCTCCGGAGGTACTATCACCTCCGTCAGTGCTACCGCCGCTGCCTCCATCAGACCACTGGCCGTGTTCATCCCGCGGCTGGTCAGGTGAAAAAGCAGCTTTAGGCTGGGTCTCGGTGGCCATTCGCTATATCTTCGCCTACGACTTGACTTGCGGTCAAGCCCTTTAAAAATTACCAGACCCAGACCCAGGCTGAGACCTGAGAAAGCGATGCCGCGTTGGTGGTAGTGTTTCGCGTGGCGAACACCAGCTTCGTGGCCGCGGTCTCATCGATCGAGCAAGTGCCAGCAGTCATGGCAGTGTTACCACCTCCGGTCAACGATCGGCCGAAGTCCTGCGCGCCCGCGCCCGTACGCGTAATGAGGATCGTCAAGATCTGGCCGCTGAAGGCCAACGTGTTCGTGACGCTCGCTTCGATAATGCAGCCGGAGTTACAAACCGCGGCCCCGGTACCGCTGCACGTAGCCGAGGCAAGGGAAAAATAAGCTTCGTACTCGTGCGTGTTCGTGTTGTTCGCACCGAGCAGAGCGACCCGATACTCCAGCGTCTTGCCGTTGGCGTTCAGCGTGTTAGCCGAAATTGGGATGGACACCACCTGCCAGGTGTTGGTCGTCGCCGTATCCGTCGTGGTGCGGGCCGTCGCCAAGAGACCACCTACCGTCACGTTGTCGGATGAAGCGCCGGCTTTGATGGTGGCGCTCGCGCCGGTAATCGTCGTAGTGCTCGCCAGAGTGTTACCAGACACGGCGCCAGTGGCTGCGACGCTCGCGCCGGTCACCGCGCCGGTCGCTGCCACCGTCGCACCGCTCACGCTCGTAGTGCTCGCGACCGTGTTGCCGGAGAGCGCCCCGCTCGCGGTCACCGTGACGCCAGTCACCGTCGACGTCGCGGTCACGTTGGCGCCGGTCACCGTCCCTGAGACGGTCGGGGAAGTAGCGCACGTGGGTGCGCCAGCCGTCGAGATGGCCGTCACGACTCCATTCGTGCAGGTCCCGCCGGCCACAAGCGCACTCGTGGATGGCACGTTCGCCCCGCGCGCCTGCGCGGTCGAGACGTAAATCGTTGCTGTTCCGGAGGTGAAGGCTGAGAAGTACACCTTGAGTCGCTTGAACCCAGCCGAAGGACATGACCAGATGCCAGCCGCGGTGGTCGACGTCACGCCAGTCGTGGAGTTGGGCGGATAGCAGGTCAGGGCCGTGAAGGTCACGTCATCATTCGAGATGGCAAAAGACACCGTGCCCGAGATGGCCGCGCCTACGACCTGTATGCCCACCGTACCGGCGCCGGTCAGCGACTCGAAGTCGCAGCCTGAGCCAGGGCTGGTGATCGTACAGCCGGCGCCCGTAGCCGACAGGACTGTCTGCGCCTTGGCGGGCGCAGCTACCAACACCGAAAGTGCGAAGAGTGCTGCGAGAATACGCTTCATGTTCGTGCTCCTATTCGAGTGAAAGTCCCAGGGTGCATCGGCACCGCGGATGGGCCGGTGGTTCTGATACCCGATCGCCGTCGACGTCAAACTCCTCATTCATGCCGGCCTCGACGTCCTCCATCGGCGCGCAGATCGGGCAGAGACGGTCGTCCGGGGTGACGATCCACACCCGATTTTCCTGGCCGGTGAGCAATCCGTCCGCGACGGCCTGTTCCCAGGCTTCCTGTTGCCCAGCGTTCGCGGCAGTCATCGTCTCAGTGCGCGCGATGATCTCCGCCCGCTCTGGATCCCCAATCAGGCTCGTAATCTGATCGGTCAGGTCATCGACGTCGTACTCGCCATCGAACGCGTGCTCCAGGAGCGACTGGATGGCATCGCGGGTCGATTGGCTCAGGTCGTCCAGGGTCTCGGCTGCATGCTCCTTGACCCACGCCTTCGCCTCTTCACTGCCGGTGTCGAAGTCCCAGCCCTTGATCTCCGCCGGCTCCGCGGCCAGGCGATACCCGAGGGCCAAGGTCCGCTGCCGGCGCGCGAGCAGCTGCTTCTTCAGCCGCTTCGCAGTCCCCTGGGCCGCCTGGTTACGGACGTCCCGGATCAGCGTCGTGAACTTCGGCCTGAAGCTGTCCTCGAAGGCGACGATCGCGTCGCTCATCATCGAGTAGATCTTGTGCTCATTCCGTGACGACACCGCCAACCGCAGCTGCGTCCGGTTGACGCTTCGCTGCGCGACGCCGAAGGAGTAGCTGGCGATACGTCGGGCGCGACCTAGAAAATCGATCGGCTGAACGAAGGACGTGGTCCCCTTCAGCCTCTCCTTTCCTCGCTGCCGACACCTTTGGGTCATGCGTCGTCGGATCCGGCGGCACCCCGTTCGGATCTGAATTGCCGCTAGGCGTCGGCACCTTCGGGCCGACCGGATTGAGGCCGCCACCAGGCTCCGGCCCGATGACATACTCCAAGGGCGGCAGGCCCAGCACCCGCTCGCGAATATCGTTCGGCGTCACGACCGTCTCGGACGTGTAATTGTTCAGCGTCGCCCACTTGACCGCGACGTCCGCTCGCTGCGAGTCATCGAGCACCCGCAGCTGGGTCCACTTCACGTCGTAGCCGGTCGGCCCAGGCTTCGGCAGGGCGCCGAGGCTGATCATGCGGTCAATGAAGGGCCGCACGATGTAGGGATCCGCGAAGTCCTCGCGACGGTCCTGGACGCGGTCGTCCCAATTCGAGCGGTCCATCGTCGCGGCCAGCTTGGCCTGCTCCGAACCCATCAGCACTCGCTGCGGGATGCCGGTGCCAGCGGCAATCTGGCTGATGATGGAGTCGACCGGCTTGCTGAAGTCTGCGACGTCGCTGCCGAGTTCCTTCACGTCGACCCCGCGGGTCGTCAGGTAGCGACGCAGGCCGTGCTCGTACTCCTTGATCTGCTCCTTCATCGCGTCCTTGGCCGGCTGGTCCAAGGTCAGAGTCGGATCCAGGTCGAACTGCATACCGCGGTCGGCCCGGCGCCAGAACGCTTCCGCACCACCTCCGGTGACCTTCTCCAGGTCGTCCAGAAGGTTCCAGATAGCCTGCAGGCGAGGCTCACCGAAGATGCTGTCGTCCAGCAAGCCGTCCGCGACGTGGATGACGCGGGAAAAATGGACCCTGCGGCCAACCTGGGTGGCATTGAGCACCGTAGAGGAGGCCATGTTCGTCCGGCTGACGTTGTAGAAGCGCGGGTGACCGAAGCGCGGGTTCGTGATATCGGTCTCGAACTCCTGGATCTTCGCGTCATCCTCGGCGTACGGCTGCAGGTAGGCAATCTCGTCCGGATTGACCGACAGCAGAGGCGTCTCCAGTTCGCCCGGCGCCCCGATCAGGATGATGGAGTAGCGGCCGATGCCGGCCAGGATATCCGCGCGCTTGAGTACCTGCCAGATCTTCAAGCGTTCAGCCAGGTCGGACCATGCGGCTTCGAACGTCGTCTCGGTCGACGGATCGTCGTCCTCGATCACGTCCGCGCCGCCCTTCCAGGTCGCCATAGGCAGAGCCTTGACGATCCGGTTGGCCACGGCATTGCGCTCGTACCTGGAACGGTAGTCCTGAATGTCCAGGACCCGCTTGTACCCGAGGGCACGGTAGAGATCCCGCTTGCCGCCGAACGTCTTACCGACGATCTCGGCCAGGCGGGACCGCACGTCCCAGTTCAACATCAGACTTCGGAAGGTCATTACCGACCTCGCGTCGCCTGTTCGAGGAAGCCCTCGATAGCGGCGATATGGAGGTTGTACTGCGACAGCTGGTACTCGATCGCGATGTACCGCTCGACCGCCAACACCGCGAACACGCCGAGAAGGAACGCAGCGATATCACGCTTCGTCATGACCAAACTCCTTTAACGGATGCGATGTGTGACAGCGCTAGACGTCAAACGGTCCAGCCGGGTGGACTGACCGAACGCGAGCGCCGGCAGAGCGATGACGAGCAGAATGGAAGCGAGCAGGGCCTGGCGCATAGAGCACTCCGGTGAAACGGAGGTTACCGCCCAACATCCCTACCGCCGACGAAGATGGGCCGGGCAACCGGACTCCCGCGGGCCGTTGGCCCAGGGCCGCGCGTGGGCGCGGCTGGCTGGTTCCAACCAACGGTGCGGGGCCGGTCCCCGGAATGAGTGATTATGATATGCCGCGCCGGGCAAAGGGCGCAAGCACCAAGTGGGCCGTTACCAGGTACATTCCTGGGAACTGGTCTTGCCCACGAGCACGCCCGCGACCGCGTTCGCCACGTCATCGTGGCCGCCCGGCGGATGGTCGATCGAGTCCTTGCCGCTCCGGCCGACCCGCCGTTCCAGGTTCACGAACTGGTTGACCATCCGGAGGTGGTGGTTGGCGTCCAGCAATTCGGCCTGGCCGGAGTTCACGAGCACCAGGGCTTCCTTGTAGAGTTCGCTCCGGTTCTTGTCGGAGAGTTCGTACTCTATGCCCGCCTTTTTGAACGGGTCGCGCGGCCACTCGCCTGCGTACGCGTCGCCGGTCACCTTGCTGACCCCGTACCGCTTGCAGATCCCGATGGCGGTCTGGCTGACCAGCTGCGGGTCGAACACCGGCCGCGGGATCTCCTCCCACACCAGGTCGAGCACCGGGACGACCACGTCCGTACCCTTGATCTTGCGCGTCTCGTCGTGCGCGATGGCGACCACGTAGCTGTCCTGGCGCCCTCCCGATGGGTCGATGAAGGCCCGGTAGGTCACGCCCTCGCGCTTCGGCACCTCGATGCGCCCGGCTACGCAGATGGCCTCGACGGCCGGCCGACTGAAGATGTTCTCCAGGTCGCTTCGGAAGTTGGCGCCGTATTCGGAGGCCGCCGAGTCAGGATCCTCCTCGTACTCGTCGGCAATCTCCACGATCAGGTCCGGGTCATCGGTCGGGTGCATGGACAGCGTGTCGGCCTGCCACACGAAGTGCCGACGCTGGCCCTCCTGCCCGTAACCCTTCTTGTGATTCTCGTAGAGTTCCCCGCGTCGCGCGTAGGGCGACGACAGCAGGACGATCATCGAGTTCTTCACCGTCCACATTGCCGGCCGGAGCGCCCGCAGGACCTTCTTGTCCTGCTTCGCTGAATCCGGGTCGGTGGGCCAGAAGGCAATCTCGTCGCAGAGCGCCGCGACCACCGTGTAGCCGCGTGTACCCGCGTCGCCCACCGCGCGCACCTCAATCGTGATGCCGTTCGTGAACTCGATGAGCGCTTGGGTCGGATCGTCCGCGAACTGCGCCTTGATCTCCGGCAACACCTCCAAGAAGGCGATGATATAGCCGCGGATGACGCCCGCCTGCAATTTGTCGCGCGCCAGGATCATCACCATTCCCTTGGTGCCCAGCTTCAAGCGGTACGTGCAGCAGACGGCCAGGTAAATTCCAATGATGGCCGTAATGTAGCTCTTGCCGCCGCGCCGGCCGACGATCAGCGAGACGATCTTGGACCTTATACCCTCCGGCCACGCCGATCGGCCGGTGCATCGCTGGTAGATCTCCAACGGTTCCGCGTTCGGCGGCAGAGCGGCCATGCCCCGCGGCACGTTGGCGTCGTCCACGCCTGGATACGCGCAGTAGTCATCGAGCGGAGTGTTCTCTGGGTCGAGATCGTCGCGCGAGTGCTCCTTCAGGAGGTACCCGAGGGCCAGCCCAAAGGCCGCGGCGAGGAAGACGCGCCACGCTACCCAGGTGCTGCGCCAGTCGCGCGCATCTTCCGGCGGCCCGTCATCATCGTCGTCGCTCACGACCACCTTGTCGAAGTGCTGAGCGAGCCGATCGAACAGATCGATGATGTTCCACTTGGTCGTGACCGACTCCGGGGTGTCCTGCGGCGGAGCCGGCTGCTCCTTGTCCGCTTCGCCCGGCGCCGTGCGCTCGTTCATCCCCAGCTTCGCGCGCCGCGCGCCATCGACTCCGCCCTTGATGCCGATACGCTTCCGGAGGATCTCCAGCAGCGTCTCCTCGTTGATGCGGAACTCGCGGCAGAGCCGGCGCTTGGTCTCGTAGACCCATTTGCCCTGCGACAGGTCCTCGGTGAGGTACTCGTTCAGCCGGTCGCGGATGCGCTGAACCTTCAGCGTCATCGCAGACCGCTTGGCCGCGTTCGCCTGGGCCAGACCCTCGCGCACGCCATCCTTGCGACGTACCGTGTTCGAGGTAGGCATCGGCGCCTGATCCTCGATTGCGACGATCGGATCGATCGTCGCTGGCGTCAGAGCCGGGGCGGGTGGGGTAGGGGGAAGGGAAAAGGGTTCATCCGCCACGTCCGAGGTAGGCTTGCGTGCCTGATCTCGCAACGCGGGCGTTTGGACCTTTTTCGCTGGCGTCAGAGGCGGGTCGGGTGGGGCATCGGGCTGCCCCACGTGTGCATGGTCCTTTGGTTCAACGGCCACGGGCGCATGCGTTGACGCATCTGCACTCTGCTTTCGCGCGAAGTCCATAAGGCTCATAGGGTTAGAGGTATTCGGCTTAGTAACCATAATCCACCTTATCGGACGTCGATTGTTTCATTGGACATTTTGCCATGTTTCGCTCGCCATGTCCGGCTTCGCTTTCGCCATCACCCCGTGGGAGTGTGGCTATACAGCCACACTGTCCACACCTGGTGTCCACGTTATTGGACCACCGACCAATAAAGGGTGCAGGTGGATACCAGGTATCCTGGGTGGTGGCACGCGTGTTGTGGGCGGGTGGCCCAACCGGCCGGCCACCAGGTGGATGGCCCTGGGCGCATGGGCTGGCGTACGGGGCATGAACGACCCGAGGCTCGACTCCATGCGCGTCGATCGCCCGGCTTCGAAAACTGAGGCCGGCCCTACTTTTCAAAATCCAAGTACGCATGAAATTACGGCTGCTTCCGTTTGAATGAACGCCCTGAGCACCCGAAGATCCAGGCTCTAAAAGTCTGGATCTGGATCTGGATCTAGGTTAAGTCCCGTCCAATCAATGAGTTAATCACTACTGATCCTAATGATCCAGGTGATCCAGGATGTTGCTTACGTGTATCTGCTGCACCCCTAACCATTCCGGCGCTCAATTAGGAGGCTGGATCAGGAGCGTCTGGATCTTTTCGCCGCATCATCCTGAGCCCTCGGGCTTTAACCCGGATCCACCCGCTCTCACGGAAGCGCCAGCAAGCTGGATCCTTGGATCTAGAACGGCAGGTCCTTGGGCGGCCCATCGGACTCGTTGGACCCTTTTTCCTCATCCGCCTGCCATTCGCCCTTGGACCCTACCAGCGTATCGAACAGCACGCGCGCCTCATCGATCGGCAACAGCGCTCGCACCCACTTGCCTTCGCGTCGCTTCCGGTCCGCGGACGTGCCCAGCCAAGGCGTGATGACCTTGCGTAGTTGGTCCGTGCCGATACGCCGATTGATCTTCATCGACTCGCACCACCGGAGGTAGTCGTCGTGGAGTTCCTGCTCGTACGTGAAGTCCGGCCACCCGCCATCGTCGCCCAGGTTCGCGTAGAGCAACTTCTCGTGCCACCACCGCATCTCCGTGGACAGCGACATTTCCTGTTGATTACGCAATTCCTCTGTGCGTGGCACTCGGCGTACCATCTCACGATCGGCCGGCATCGCCCACAGCAAACTGAGCAACGCTTGACAGCCCTCCGCACCTGTGCGCGGGTCCTTCATCATCTGCTTGTTCACCGCTTCGAAGTACGCGTAGTCCTGGAGATGCGCGTCGCTGACCCGCAGCGTGAGGAACCGACGTTCCTTCAGGCCGGCCTGGTGCGCCCAGTCCTCGTTGGTCGCCATGAACAGGTGCATGAAGTTAGGCTCCTCGATCACGTCGATGCCCTTGCGTTCGATGGCGAGCGTTGGCTCGGTGATGAGGCGCTTGAGCGACCCCAGGCTGGCCTTGTCGCCTGCGAAGAACGCCTCGTCCGCGAACACGACGACCTTGCCGGAGAGGGCCGCGTTGAACTTGCCGGCCAGCTGCTCCGTGCGGTCCAGCTGAATGAAGTGCCGACCGAACAGCCCTCGCCCGAAGATACGCACGAACGTACCCTTGCCGGCGCCCTGCGTGCCCTTCATCACCACGGCCACCTCGCTGGGCGTGCCCGGCTGCTGCACGGTCACCGCCATCAGGTTCAGGAGGTAATCGTAGTACTCCTGGTTGCCGGCGCAGATGATGTCCTTCACAAGGTCGAGGAAGAGTTGGCATTTGGGAGGACATTCAGCCATCACCCACGCCTTGAGCGTCACCTCGGAGGTGAGCGCCGCGTGCCCTGGCGGAGGCAGCAGCGGTTCGACCGCGTAGCCCTTCCAGAGGTTGTAGTCGACCTCCGGGCACTTGGCCGGCGGAGGCGCGAAGGTGATCTTCCTGAACGTCCGCTTATTTGGGTGCTCACGCCAGATCTCGAACTTGGTCTTGTACGTTTGCTCGCCCTTGTTCTCGCCGCGCGTCTTGGTCCCTACGGCCACCTTCTGGTGCGCGAACTCTTCGAACAGGGCGCGGGCCGGCTGCAGGACGACCTGCTCTTCCTCTTCCAGGCCATACACGTAGTCCTTGCCGACGCGGGCGCCGAAGCGGAACTCGTTCATCTCCGAGACGACCTTGTCGTAGACGGCCGTGTTGCCGCCCCACCACTGAACCAGGCGCTCGACTACATCCTTGCCGATGCACTCGCCCAGGCTCGGGCCGCCGGTCGTCTTGCCGCCATCCAGGAACTCGTGGACGCTGGTGCTGTTGGCCTTCAGCCGGTCATCGACCTCGTCGTCCTTGGCAATCGCGCAGATGGCGCGTTGAATGTTCTGAATAGTGCCCAGGTCGACGTCGCGCGCTGCGAGGAACCCGCCGAGATGCAACGCGGAGTCATGCCGGCTGCCCTTGCCGCCCCAATGACGTCCGATCATCGTCGCGGTCGCGAGGTTGCGGCCGGTCTTTTCAGCGACCACCCGCTCCATCTGCTCCGCCTTGCCACGTTCCTTCCACGCCAGCTGCTCGCCAGTCGTGTGGATGGAGGGCGGCAACATCGTCTGGCCGCCCGTGGACCTTATTTCCAGCATCTTCTTACCGTCGGTATCGAGCCAGAACTTTGACTCGGTGCCCGGTGAGATGTAGAAGTAATGCGCGGTCCCGGTGCCAGGCCGGCCATGCGAACGGCCAGTGGGCGGCAGCAGGAAGTGCCCCGCGATGATGGCCTCGGGGCAATCGAGATCGAAGTCGATGAGATCACCGGATGGCTGGCCCAGCTTGACGCCTACGTTGGCGTCGGCGGAGAAGTGCTCCAGCGCATAGGTGCGCGTGGTCCACTTGGGTTCGTCCTTGCCGTCCATGCCGGGCTTCTTCGTGCCTGGCAGGAGCGGGACGACTGCCCAGCCCTCATCGATCAGCTGCTTCACTTCTAATCGTACGTCGCCGGCCATGAGTACCGCCTCGTTATGTGAAACGCATAACCGCTATGCCGATCGCCGGTGTCAGGAGCGGCGCTTGAACTCGCGATGGTCTTGCAGAAACCAGTGTTCTGCTTCGCGCGGCATCCACCCCTGATGGTGCCGAGGCAGGTGGTGCGCCAGTTCCTTGAGCAGAGCCTTGGGCGCTCGCTCGCTGATGAAGTTCTCATCGAGGGCCTGGTCGATGAACGCCAGGTCCCAGGTGCGTCGATAGCGGATGACGAACTGTTCGTACACCGCGACGACGTCGTCGGCGGCCTTGATGGTCACTCGGTCTTCGGGGACCAGCGAGATGCCCAGGGCCTCTTCGATCGCTGCGGTCCAGATGGCCTCGAAGTAGCGGAAGCCTTCTAGCGCCGGGGAGTGCTTGAGGTGGCGCGTCATGTCGTTGAGATAGGCTTCGCTGTCATCGTGGTGCAGGCCGGCATAGCGCAGCGTCCGCGGCAGCAGCCGCGCCACCGTGCAGGCATGCTGCGCCACGGAGTAGAAGTCACGTACCTGTCCGGTGAACCGGCAGAGATTGCCGAGGGCGCACGCGATATCCTGGACGTCGACGTCAGCAGGATCTGGTGCGCTCAGATCAATCCGCCGGTCAGAGACCGTGCGGAACCGGATCACGATAGAACCTTCACCAGATCCGCGCGCAGACCCGTGACGGCCTTTCCGCTCTTGTCGACGGCGGCATTTTGCAAAAGCTGAACAGGCTCGAACGACACCAACAGGCCCTCTCGTAGGGTCTCGAACCGCGTCACGCAGTTGTTAGCACCGAAGAACCTCTCCTGGCCGGCTTCATCTCGGAGGAACCCGAAACGACGATCGCGTTTCAAGGTAACAATTTGACCCTGCATACAATCACCCCGAAGCAAAATCGAAGGATACCACAATCTGGCCACTTTCACCCAGTTACCGCGACAGGTCTTCGTAGTGTTGTTCCGCGTGGAGTCGCTTCATGCACGCTAACGCCCCGCGACACGTGATGTACATGCGCGAGTGCTTCAGCCAGGTACGGGAAATTGGCCAGTACGCCTCAACGCACCAGCCCGCGATGTTCCAGCTGTTGACGTGCCCCCGAACGCGGAACATGACGAGGTACGGTTGGTCGTTCTTCATAGCCCCAACTCCTCAGGTGATTGCCACGGACGTTCGCCCAGGCTCCGTGACGGTGAACCGCTGCAGCTTCCGGCAGCGACGGCAGCCGATGTACCCTCGCGGCGGCCACGTGGCGCGCAGCCTTCCGAGGTAGGGATGGTGGCGTCCGAACCAGCAGAGCACCAGCCCAGGCTTGAACCTTTTACCCAGCTCGATCAGCAGTTCGGTCACCGCCATGCTGACGAGGACCATGATCACGGTCGCGAGCAGGAGCGTCTTCATGGTGCCTCCACCTTGTCGAGCGCCTCGGCCTGTATGCGCGCCAGCTGCTCGTGGTTATATTCGTGGGCATCCGGGACGAGGGCGAGTATCAGTCGCCCATCGAGGAACCGGTCGACCACGCGAACGACCACGAAGCGGTCCCGACGACGCTTCGTGGCCTTCGAGATGTTCAGAACGTGGTGCTTCATGCGGTCTTGTAGCCGACGTACGCCTTGCCGCCCCGCGGACCCTTCGAGCGGCTGACGCGAACGCGGCCCTCCTTGGCGTCCTTCGCGAGCACGGCCGAGACGAGGCCGACGCTCTTGTTGATGGCGACGGAGATCTGCCAGGCGGTCTTGTTGGGCCAGCGGTTCAGGTACCGCGAGATGGCCTGCCGAGTCGTTGTGCGTGGTGTCGTTTTCATATCCGCTCCTTATCTGAAGACAATGAACCAACGTAGTACCGAGACGAAGAGAAACGTGCCCAGGCCGTTGAGGAACGCCAGCCGCGGGTCCATCCCGAACACGCAGATCAGGATGACAGTCGACCACGCTGCGCCGAGGGCTTCGGGCCAGAACGCGGTCTTTGGTTGCGGTTGGCGCATTATTCCTTCTCCCTACTCTAGCGACGCTTTGACCACACCGTCCGTCAGATACACCCGGATCTCATTCGGCTTCGGCACGATGCTCGCCCACTCGATCGTGTACGTCCAATCGTCGTCCGAGAGCGCCTCTTGCCATCCGAACCTGAACTGAGCGTATCCAGGCCCCACGAACCCGGTATCCGGCGGCACCATGAGTTCGTACTTGAACGGCCGCGGTCCCGGATGCTGCTTGCACCCGGCATCGCGGAGGACGATACGGATCGTCTCCGGGGTCACGACGATGTACGAGGTGGCCGCAGAAGGCGTCACAACTGGGCTTCCAGGCTCTGGATGAGCAAGTCGCGGGCCGGCGGCAGGCACTTCCACAACTCTTCGAGGGCCGCCGTCGAATCGTGCTTCATGATCTACTCCTTGGTGTCGAGGCGCGGCTGCTGGCGGTTGCCGTCCCAGTTCTCTCCCCACTTCGGCTCGCGAACGCAGAGATGGTAGACGACCACTGATGGCAGCAGTTGCCGTTTCGGCAGGGGCCAGAGCGCCGCGAACATGGTGTCGTCGTGCGCCGCGGACCCGAGGGAATACGGGTAGTTCTTGTGGCAGCTGGCGTGCCACATTTGGAAGTAGCCGATCGGCAGGTAGCCGTGCAGCTGGCTGACGAACCGGGCGCCGATGGGCCGGCGGGATGCGCTCTCGACCAGGCAGCGATGGGTGTGCTGTTGGGTCCCGTTGCGGCGCAGGTCATCGATCTCCTTGGCGCCTACGACGTTCACGCGGTCGGATCCGTACAGCGTCGCCTTGTCGAGGTACGTATGGTTGAACACCATCCGCCGGAAGTTGTCCGGGAGCACGATATCCGCGTCGAGGTGCGCCCGCCAGCCGTGGTACTGGAAGTACCCGAAGCCCGCGTTGATGGACGCGCCCTTGTTGAACCTGCGTCCGTTCTTCGTGATGAGATCGGTAGGCACGCAGAAGGCACCGTGCTTGCGGCAAACCGCCTGCGTACGTTTGTCGTCGTGGGCCGTCACGACGATCATGGAGTCGAGATGCGGGTGGTTCATCTGCAGCGTGACGTCGAGCATGTCATCGTAGCCGACCGAGACCGTGACCGCTTCCAACCGGAGATCTTCCACGTTGCTGCCTTGCGCTGTCGCTGCGCCGCCCGCCTGGCTGGCGCCTGAGTACACGTCGTTCATCACCGCTCTCCTCGCCGGGGAAGCTAGAAGGTCACAACACCCCGGCAATCGCCAGGGCAATCAACACGCAGAGCAACAGGAACCCGCCGGCCAGGAGCGCCGAACACGCCAACGAGATCCATCGGGCACGCCAAGGGTTCTCCGCCTGGGCGTCGTCATCGAGGTAGAGGCCGCAGACGCTGCAGGCCATGAACCCTTTACCCTCGCAATTCCAGCAGGCCATCATCGGCTCCAAAAGAGGTGCCCGGTGATGATGCCGTACACGACGGCTACCACCGGGGTGAACGCTGCCGCGCCGCGGAGCAAGGCAGTCAGCGACTGGTAGTCGTGGCCGATATGGGCGCGTATCTCATACGCCACGATGCCGGCCAGGCTGAGTATCAGTAGAATGTTCCAGGGCTTCATGGGATCAAAGACCTCCAGCTGCAAGAAGCAGAGCGCCGAGAGGAACGTGAACACGCCGATCATCACTCGACCTTGACGCCTTGCTCGATGACGCGGCTGACGTAGTCGTCCCATTCAGCCACGTCCGCGACGATGACGCGGAGCAGGCCGGGCACGTGCGAGGGCAGGGTCCAGAGGCTGACGTAGATCATGGCTTCTCTCCTGAGCCACCGCTTGCGGTTGAGATCTTCATGGATGCTTTCCTCCGCCCATCACTGGGGCATCGTTTGGATCACTGAATTGGTCAGCCCGTTGCTTGGAGATCCGTTGGCCGCGGTCGTGTAGTTGTCGACCACCACTACCCTGCTGAACGCGTAGCCACTTTCGAACGACCAGTAGCTGTAATGACCGACGTACGGCTGGGATAAGAACTCCACTCGGTTTCGCAGTACGTCGATTGACGAAAGGTTTCCTTGCAGGCTGATCGCGGCGGAGTAATTCAAAGCGTCAGTCGACAGGTTAGAGCCGGCATCCACGATCCGGTTATCGCGCATCGACACTCTGGACGCGGAGTACCTGGCGTCGAGAATGCCGACTGCGATGCCTCTCACCGGGGCCTGCACGATCTCGTTGCCGACGATCAGTGCGCCCGAAATGTTGCCCAGGCATTGCAGGCCGATGCCGTAGTTGGCTGAGCCGGTGATGGTGCGCGCTGAGGCCTCCCGCTCGAAGCGGATGACGTTGTCGGAGATCCGCAGGTTCGTGAATTCCCCGTTGATGCCTGGAGTGTGCGACGTGGCGATGCCCCATGCACTGGGAGTCTGTCGGGTGACCTGGGCAACCGAGATAGAGTTTCCAGAGATTGTCACCAGATCCATAGCCGTCGTGGACCAGAGCGAGATGCCGTAGATGGTGTTCCGAACGTGGTTGCCTGTCACAGATGATGACTTCAGGTTCACGAGGTTCATCCCGCCTCGGAAGCCGTCGATAGTGTTGCCTGCGATCGAACCCGATCCGCTATGCACTTCGATCGCAGTCCAGGCCGCGTCGGCGGCTGACGATACGAAGGTGTTGTCGGTAATGTGGAAGTTGTCGCCATCGATGTAAATCGAGCTATTGTCAAACTCCGGCTGTGCCGCGCGCTTCTCGAACACGAAATGGTTGCGCTCAACGTAGACACCTGATACCGCCGGCCCGTTCACGTCGAGCGGATCGGCACCGCTGACATGAAGCCTCATGTTCTCGAAATGCAGGTTCGTGCCCGCCCAGATCTCCCACACGAGTTGCTCGGTTCGCACGTCGCTGACGTTGATCACGGCGCTCGTGTTGCCTGCCGCGTTTTGATCGATGGTAATTCCGGAGAACGTGAGATTATTCACCGCCGAGGTCTGCGGGGTGGCCGCGAAAATGTGGCGGTAATTTCCTGCGTCTGCCTTCACCTTGAACGCGCCGGGTCCACTGACCGCTAGATTGCTGCAGATTGGAATGGTGCTGGCTGCTGGGTTGATGATGTAGGTGCCTGCCGGGACATAGATGGTTCCACCACCTGAGGCGCAGACGGTCGAAAACGCACCCACGACAGCAGCCGTATCGTCAATCGTTCCGGTGCCTGTGGCGCCATATTCGCGGATGCTGAGCGGTCGGATGGAAACGGCGGACGCAGGGACCAGCATCGCGAGAAGAAAAGACGTCACGAGACTAGTGTGGATCCGGGTCTTATTCTCCATCTGCCACCACCGTGATCTGCGTCTCCGGGCGCTTGCTGGTCAGCTTGCCCTCTTTCTGCAGCCGGCGCACCAGCTTGCGGGCCTTCCGCAGCTGCCGGCCGCTCAGGTTCGGCTTGCGGCCGACGACGCGGCGCAGGCTGCCGTCCGTGTGGAATTGGTACGCCTCCCGGTCCATTGAGAGGACGTAGCCGTTCGCGATGGGCCTCGGCGGAGTCGTTCGGTGAACCAGGTCCTTGGCGATGCCTGGGATCTCACGCGCCTGTAGAATCAAACGCGCCTTCGAGATGCCCTCGCCACGCTGCTCCGCCCTCACTTCCTTCAGATTCTGGCTGAACAACTTCGCAGCTTTGCGGATCATGTTTGTACCTCTCGTTTTCGACTCGCGTCATCCATTGCAGGTGGTGCGGATTGACGCACAAGCAATTCTCACCCTTCGGGCACGTGTGGCCGGCCTCATGCGCTCCGGTCGGAGGCGGCCCGTGGAACCATTCGCACACTACGCGGGCGACTAGCTTGTTCGCCGTGCCGCGCCCGCCCAGGCGGATGGTCGGCCGCCGTTGGTTCCGGCGCTTCTTGCTGGTCGCGCCGGTCCAGGGCCAGCAGGCGTCGCGATTGACCGAATGATCGAAGGGCAGGTCGCGCCGCGGTATGGCGACCTTGGCCCACAAACGCTTCTTCAGGTCGCCGCGGGCACCCGGCATTACGCGCCCTTCAGCTTGAGCGTCAGCGGGAACGCCAGGTGCTTGCCGTCCGGGCCGGGCTGCGGCAGGCCGGTCAGTTCCAGGACGACCGGGCATGCCGGATCCTCGCAAGCGACCGCGTCGCCTACGCGGCCTGAGAAGAGCATAGGCTTTCCGCAGATGCACGTCGCGTTGAACGCGAGCGACCAGTTATGAACTTGAGGTTGACCTATGATCGGGACCATACCTACCTCCGATGATGCCTGGCGTTCTGCAAGGTCGCGGCCGGATGCGTTCAAGCACCCGGCCCAGGTTTCTGTCGCGCGTTCTGGTCGATCAGTGTTCCAGGAAGGTGACGTCGTTGCGGTTGCCGCGGAGGCAGTACCCGCATTGCTCGCAGTTCTCGCGGCGCTTCGTTTCCTCCGGGCAGATGTACGTGGGCGTGCCGTCGAACGTGATCAAGTTGTGCTTGCTGACCACCTCCTTGCCGTGCGCCATCATCAGGAGCGGCTTGCCGGCGCGTGGGTCGCCATCAATCCAGGCCCGGCGCCAGCCCTTCGGCGGGAGACGCGGATTGCTCTTGTCCATCGACGCGAACATCTGGACGTTCCGCATGGCCCGGAGTTCCTCCAGGTACGGCAGCAGGTCGCTCACGCGCCAGCTTTTCGTGTAGACCCAGCAGGTCACGTCCGGCCGGTCGTCCAGCCGGCGGATCCAGTTCAGGATGTACTCGGCCGAGTCGAAGTCGCCCGAGACGTGCAGCCGCAGCATCGTCGCGTCCTCAGGAATGGGCGGCACCTCGTCGGTGACCGTGTTCCGCTGCCACATCTCGAACACCGGACCGTTCTCCGCGACCGGCCGCGCCGCGTAGCAGATCTCCAGGCACTCCGGGGTTGCGCCGGGGCAGGTTCCGGTGTTGATATGCGGGCCGTGCATGACGACCTGTGGACTGGCAGACCCGAGGGCGGCCCTGTTCGGCAGGCCGGGCAGCCGCGAGTAGCTGTAGACGTTCATGCCGATCTTCAGGTTGCCCTTGCCGTAGCGCTTCTCGACCAGGACGCCTCGCGTGTCCGGGATGAACACGACGAGCGGTTTACTAATCGCTGCCATGGCTGATCTCCTCTGCTCGCTTGACGACCAACAGCTTCCGGCCGGGCGTCTCTGAGGTGGTGATATCGATCACGGTCTGATCCTGCGGCACGTGCAGATGGACGTGGACGTCCGCATGCGTCTCCAGCGTGAAGCCATCGGTGGCGAGCACCCCGAAGTGGCACTCGACTACTCCGTCGACCGGGAACCTCATCTCGATATCGCCCAGGTCCTGGACCTCGACGTCATCGAGGAATAGCCGTGTACCGTGGGCGCTGATGACGCGGCCGACGAGGCCTTGTTCGGCCGAGGGCGACTCGATCCGTATCTTCGGCATGATTGTACCTCAATACCCGAGGGCCATGAGCGCCCGGCGGAGCAGATGGTGAACGTTTAGCCGGTGGCGCGGGAACTCCTCGACCCGCGCGTATCGGCGCAGTGGACGATTTTTCCTGCCCCAGGCGCGCACGTCATAGGAGCCGGTCGGCCCGTTGCCGCCGGACCCGTCGTTGACCATCTCCACGCGGCCGAGGCTGACCTTTCGGGACTCGTCACCCTTCGGCCACAGTTCGATGTTGACTACGATCATGGCGTCACACCTTGTTGTTGGGTTTGTACCCGAACGCAGTATGACCACCAGCATGCAAGAGCGGCACCTTGCTCCAGACCAGCCATTCGGTGGTGGCCGAGTCGCTGTGACCGTCGCCCGTAAAGCTGTAGCGTTCCAAGGCAATCTGCAGCTGCCGCGGGTGCATCCTGAGCCATCCGCCCCGCGGGTACTGCCCAGTCTTGGTGCCCTCCACGAAGGACAGTCGAGACATGAGGACTGACCCCTTCTGCGCGTACACGAACGCGTGTTGGGCGATCGGAAGTTCGAGAGAGAACGGCGGGTTATCAATCACCCAGTCCGGCATATGGCCACACGCCAGGAACATGTCGAGCCAGGTCTGGATCTTGGTGGCGTCGCCGTAGTGGTCCGCGACGCGATGAGTGTCCAGGTCGTTCGTGAAGAACGCGAGGCCAGGGACGCGTTCCCGCAGCTGCCTCACGATGGAGCCGTCGCCCACGGTTGGGCACCAGACCAAGTCGCCCGCCTTCATCTCCGGCAGGTGGTCGACCAGTGCGTCCACCTGCCAGGGCGCGGTCTCGTAAAATTCAAACGGTCGCTTCGACATGATGCTTCACCACGGTGGCCGGTTCACCACCGACCTCCTTGAGGGCTGCGTTGACGCGGGCGACCGCAATCTCGAAGTAGTCCGGCTCGCGTTCGATGCCGACGTAGTGCCGCCCTTCGAGGACCGCGGCGATGCCTTCGGTGCCGGACCCCATAAACGGGTCGAGCACCAGGTGCCCCGGCCGCGTCATCAGGGTGGTGAGCCGGCGCATCAGGCTGATCGGCTTGACGGTCGGGTGGATGTTGTAGGCCTCGACGTTGTTGGCGCCCTTGAACCCGAACGACGTCTCCTTTTTGCGGAGCGGCAGGTCGGTGGCGCCCCAGTCGCGGTCCTTGGGGTTCGGCTTCGCACAGTAAAAGCACGGCTTCGCGTCGCGGATGAGACGCGCCAGGTCCGGGTCCTCAGCACCCAACTCGTCGTTGATGATGATGTCGGTGGGGTGCTTGCCGGCATCCTCCACCTTCCACTGCTGGCCGTTCAGCTGGCCGCGGCCCTTCTCCTTGAATAGCTTACCCAGGTCGGCTAGGTTCCCCATCTCGCCGAGATACCGGCCGATGAGGAACGGCTCGAACGCGGCGCGCGGGTCGTTGACGTTGGTGACCTGGCTGGTCGAGTACATCCAGGCCATGGGCCGGACCATCTGCAGGCCCGAGAGCCGGATGCCGCGGGCGAGCAGGTCCATCGTCTTCGACGCTGCGAACGCACCCACGTGGGCGCCGGGCCACAGGCGCTCCATCGCGGCGCGGATCCAGTCGCGGGAAAACTCCGCGAACTTCTCGGAGTCGTCGGCGGCCGTGGCCAGGGCGCGGCCATCTTCGAACGTGTCCCAGTCCTTGTCGCCCGCGAAGTCGAAGCCGTACGGCGGGTCGCACACGATCGCGTCGGCTTTGCCAATTTTGCCGGCGGTTGGCCGCAGGGCGCCGATGGTCGGGTCGCGGAGGACCTGCAGGGAGTCCCCGAGGATCAGGGTCACGATGGGCGTAGGCGGCATGGTTGCTCCTTCTGTAATTCGGTGGCGGAAAACGTTGTCGTTCAATTCACGGGGTGTCGTTGTTCCAAACACGACCGTAGAAGGTCACGCGGCGGTTGAGTACCCTCAATGCTCAAATAACGGCGGTTTGGCGGGCACAAGGCGCCAGTAACGCAGATGGCACGGCGCGTGCTTCATATCCGGGCGTTGGCCGGAACATCCGGCCGCCAGGCGGGCAATCAAGCCCAGCCGTTAGGAGGCGAACATGAAGCGAAGTGATATCGACCGGATCGTCAAGGCCATCGAGGCGTCCCTGAACGCCGAAATTCCGGGCACGCCCCGCATCACGGGCCGCGTTGGCGGCCGGGTCATGTACGTGGCCCTGCCGGGCAAGGGCAAGAACCGCGATGCCCTGTCGCGCCGCGCCGGCCAGGTCTTGACGGCCATCGCCCGGAAGAAGGAGGCGACGTCGAAGGCCCTCCAGGGCGTCCTTCAGGTCAACCGGAACGTGATTGCCGGCGCCATCCATGAACTGAAGCAGGCGAAGCTGGTCAAGGCAGTCACGATGCCGGAGCCGGCGCTCGCTCAATCGGTTGCTGAACATCGTCCGCGTACCTCGGAGCGCAAGGCTCGTACCCCGCGTCTGGCTGCGACCGCGGCCGACCGCGCCCGCCGGAAGTAAACATCCCCTGGCGAACGCGGGAGGAGGCTTGGCTTGCCCTCCTCCCGCCCCACCTCTTTCTCGATTAGAACGGAACGTTGTCGCGGGCGGGCGTCTGATGGACGACCTCGCCTTCGATGGCGTCGCCGCCCTCCTCGTCACCGACCCCGGTGAGTTCCTTGTCCTTGATGGCCTCGTACCAGGCGTTCGCGAACGCGAACTCCTCGGCGGTCACCGGGGTGCCCGAGAGGGTCACCAGGAACTTGCCGAATGAACCCGCGTCGTTCTTGTCGATGAACACGCTGAGTTCGAGGCGCAGCTGATAGGGCCGGAAGCCCTTCTTCGCCATCTTCGCCAGCTGCACGTGCTTGTCGATGATGGAGTTCAGGCTCTGGCCGGCGCCGAACGAGGTGCTGGAGAAGCTGATCATCACCCGCTCCATCGACGGGGTGAGGATGGCCGCCCAGTCGTAGATCCGGACGCCTTCCGGCTTCTTCAGGTTGGCCGCACGCGCGCCCTCCCAGGTGACCCGCGCGTCATCCCATGCGACGCGTTCGCCGTTGGTCCCGTTTTCCTTCTTCAGGTGCGCCCGCTTGCTCATGCGGACCGGGATGATGGTGATCGGCCCGATGCCGTACACCTCACGCGTCTCCGAGTTGTACATCTCCCCGAACTCCAGGCCCTCGATGTACTTCCCTTCGCTGCGGTCGATCGCCTTCGACGTCTTCTGCGCGATGGCGAGGAACGGCAGCTTGGTGTCGCTGGCCGTGATGTTGTCCACGCCTGCGATATCGTCCGCGGCCAGGCCCGGATCGTACACCGCGACCTGCGTGTTCGCATCGCGCGTGGCGATGGCGTCGTTCTTCACTGACTTCATTTGCTGGCTCCTTTTGTGCGTGACAACTTGTACTTCAGAAAGACCTTCACTCCGGGGATGGTGCTCCGAACCTCCGTGCGCGTCGTGCCGTCGCCGTTGTCGATCTCCACGATCTCCAACTCGCCCGCCTTGGCCTCGTCCTTCACGATGCCCTTCAAGCGCTCGGTGACCTCCGCGGTTTTCAGCTGCAGCAGGTCCTCGAAGCCGTTGTTCTTGAAGTACTCGATGATGGACGGTGCGTCCGCAGCAAGCAGGGACGGGTACGGCTCGCATGTCTCGGTCCACACGAACCCGTTGACGTCGGCCGACTCCAGTTCGGCTTCCTTCAGCCGGCGCCGTATGAGGATCTCCAGGGCGTCCACCTCGTTCCCGAGGGCCTTGGCCTGGGTCGACAACGACGCGGCCTCGGCCGCCTTGCGATTGAACTCCTCGGTGAGTTCCGCGATCGTCTTGGTGGCGCGGGTGTCGAGAGCCTCTTGAAGCGCAGCCTGCCGAGGTGTTGGTTCCTCAGGAACGTTGCCCTTGAGGTTCGAGTACTGACGCGGCTTCTTCGCTGCCATGAGTGTAGGTCCTTTATCCGCGGGTCACCGCTGCACGTCGCGTGCCCGCTGCGTTGTTGCGCCTACGAGGACGTTGTTGCACTTACGCGTGGGTGATTGCGCCCATCGTCCTGAACGCAGGTCACTCTTCCGAAAGCTTCTGTCGCCAGGTGGCGGCAGTCCACGTTGCAATATCCTCCTTGCCGCGTAGCGCCGCGAGGATATGGTGGTCGATCGTGCGCTCGCCCTTCGGGCCGACCGCGACGACGTCGACGTACCGGATCGGGTTCTTTTGCCCAGGCCGGTCGATGCGCCCTCGGGCCTGCAGGTACGCGCGCAGGTTGAAGTCGTGGCTCAGGTTGACGGCCATCGATGCGCCCGAAAGGTTCAACGCGGCTCCGCCGGCCTGCGGGCTGCCCACGACGACCACCGGATGATCGACCACCACGTCCGGGTTCAACGCCCGCACGGCCGCTTGCCGGTCCTGCGGCGATTGGCCGCCGTAGAGCAGGTGGCTCGTGTAGCCGACCTCCTCGCCCAGCACCCGGCCGGCGCGTTCAATCTCGGCGCGGAACCGTCCCCACACCAGCAGGCGATTCGGCTTCTCGACGGTCCCCAGCCAGGTGATGAGTGCGTCCAGCTTGGACCGGCCTATCTCCTTCAGCATGGTGGTGGGCGCGTCAATCAGCCGTTCGCCGGCCGTCATGCCGGTACCGAAGTCCAGCTTGCCTTCCTCCAGGTCGATGCGCTCGACACCGCCCAGGAACCCGCCGGTGATCTGCGCCAAGCGGAGGGCTTTGACGAACGCCTGTCGGGCGACGCTGGCCAGGTCCAGGCCATCGTCGGTACCCAGCCAAGCCACCATGTCCTTCTTCATCGCTCGATAGATCCGCCATTCGTCGTCGTTCAGCCGCGCCTCGACCAGCACCGGGTCGAGCACCGGCGGCAGGTCGAAGCACTCGCGGGTCTCGCGCCGGAGAATGTACGGCTCACACTTGGCGCGCAGTTCCTCCAGCCGCGGCCACCTGGTCTCGACTGGAAAGTTCTTCCACATCTGCTCTTGCTTGATGGCGTCTCGCTTATTCGTGCAGGGCGCCAGGCCCGCGTAGTAGTGCATGAACCGCGACTCGGCCGTCGACACCACCCGCTTGCCGCGTGCGTTGACGTACGGGAACCCGAGGATATTCTCGTCCAGCATCCGCATCTGAGCGTTCAGGTCGAGCGGCGAGTCCGCGATCGGCGTGCCGTTCAGCAGCGTGACTCGGCGGGCCATCTTGCGGATCTCGTAGCACGCCTTCCACTGCTCGGTGCCCTGGTCCTTGAGTGCCCACGCCTCGTCGCACACCAGCCAGAAGCGCCAGCGGGACAGGAACGACAGCAGCGGGACCAGCCGGTCCTCGCGCCGTACGAACTCGTAGTTCGACACCACCCACCGGAGGCCCATCCCTTCCGGACTCTTCGGGAACGCGCCCGGCTTGGCCGTGCGGACCGAGTACTCCATCAGGTGGTTCATCATCGACGGCCAGCCGTGCTTCGACACCTCCCCGAGGGCCGGATCCGGGTCGGCCCACACGCCACGTGCCGCGGCGGGACAGACCACCATCATCAGGTCGATCTCGGTGCCCTGGTAGAGGATCTGCGCGGTGTCAACGATCTGCTTGCTCTTGCCGGCGCCGACCTGGTCAGCCAGCATCGCGGCTGGATGTTTTAAGAGCCAGGTGACCCCGAACTTCTGGTGGTCGCGCGGCTTCGTCGCGCAATGCGTCCAATTGATCTCCAACATGGGAGTGCGCCTCGTAGGAGTCGATCCTGATCACGATGTTACCGGTCAGCAGACCGCTCCTCTGCAGGAGCAGCCACATATCGCGGAACTGTTCGGTCACGACGTCCTCGCGGGACGCGTGGAGTTGTAGCGGCGAGATGATGCGCGAGACTGATTTAGGCATCGTACTTGGACCGTGGGAAGAAGGTGAGGCCCATCAGGACCATGATGCCGACGTAGGCGGTCACGCCGATGAGGAACTGAACGTCTGCGCTCATGCTGTCTCCTTGACTGGGAAGTTTCCTTTGAGTGCCTCGCCGCAGACCTTCTTGACGTCTTGGCTGAAGCCGGTGGACTCCTCAGCAATCCACTTCAGGTCCCGCCGGGTCATCATCTTCAGCTTGGTGCCGTTCCACTTCTTATTGGTGAACACCACCTCGCCGTCGCGCCACACCAGGACACCCTTGGCGTCGATGGCGTTGGGGTCCCGTGGCCAGCACCACTCGTGCAGGTCCTTCAGGTTGCGCGGCACCTTCGGGTACCGTTCCATCTGCGCCATGACCACCTCCAGGGAGGCGACCACGTCGTCAATCGAACCGTGGGCACCTTCGTGCTTGCGCCCGAGGAACGTCTCGACCGCGTCGCTCAGGGTGCGGCCTTGGACCTTTTGCCAGAGGCGATAGCCGTCGATGGCGAACGCCTTGTCGTAGGACCAGGGATGGCCGGCGCGGGTGAACGCAGCGGCCATGAGCGGCAGGTCGTAGCGGTAGATATTGAACCCGCCGAAGTCTGCGTTGCTGAAGCCACGATGCAGGTTCTCCGCTAGGTCCTGGAAGGTGGGGTAGGGCGCGAACTCGTGGACGTCAGGCGATTGCGCCGCGTCCATGAGCATAGTTGTATGGTCACCCCGCGGCCCGCCGCACAGTCTGCAACCCTCCACCTTCGTGTTGGTGATGCCGTGGCCAGGATACCCGCCATCTTCCTCGGCGCCCGGCTTCCCGAAGGTGGCCTCGTGCGGTATGGTGCAGAGCGGATTGACGTAGGATTGCCACTGCTTGAACGAGTGATCCGGTCTGACCATGACGAAGCCCAGGTCCACGATGCGCGCGGACGACGGGTCTTGTCCGGTGGTTTCGGTGTCGAAGAAGATTACCGGCCGCTCGATGGTCACCAGGCTGATGAACCGGAGCGCCAAGTCGCGTAGCTTGTCGAGGTTCATACCGTCTCCGTCAGGTCGTGAAGGATATCGTCGCGCAGCTTCCACAACGCAGTCCGCTCCGCGATCGTGAGCGAACGCCCCGCGACGTATGGGTCGAAGTTGTTCTTGATGATGGCGCGGACGCGCGCCAGCACTTGGTCTGGTGAATGTACCGGACAGAAGGTCTTGGCGTCAACGCCCGTTATCGCTGGGCACAGTGGAAACGCGCACGGCTTCTGGTTCATCGGAGGGCCGCCTTATCGTTGATGAGATGAGCGACAACGTCGTAATCCCACCCTTCGAGTCGGATGGCACCGAACACCTGCAGGCTCTGCGCCAGGTCCAGGCCGCGTGAGTATGTGCCCAGGTTCTGCGCCTCCGCTGCCTTTCGTCCTCCTACGCCGATGCCAGCGACGTTCGGGAAGAGGTGCCGAAACAGAACGCCCGGTTGCCAGATTGAGACGGCCTCCGGCGCGTCCTCGAAGATGACGACCCACGCCTTGCCGTCCGTAGCGACGCTCAGCTGATGCCCGAGGATCAGCTGGTCTGGCGAGACGATCTCCTTCATGCGCCTGCCCTTGCGGAGGTACTTCATCTCGATCCAGCACGTGGCGCCGTACCATGAGTAGGACCAATCGGGGACCGCGTTGGTCGATTGATCCTGGTGCTTGATTGCGACGCCTCCGCGGCAGATCCGCTTCGCGCCGGCCATGCACTTCTCTGTGATCTCACGTTCGTCCATGATGACACCTGGGGAGAATGGCCCGCGCCCTCGGCACCCACCGCGTGTGGGAACGCACAGCTACCGAGATCCTTTCCGCTCAACGTCTGGTTCGGATCGTTCCCGCCCCGTAACTCAAGGGCGTGATGAGAACGGTGGGCCGCGACGGAGCATCCTGGTGCGCCGACACGAGCCTGGCGGGAGGGCACGGATGGCTTAGGTCCGCGCTATTCCTCCCGTGGGTCCCAGGCGCGCATGCGCGAGCCAGCTTTCTACGCGTTGTTGATCCGGACCCCGTAGCCGGAGCCGGTCATGAACGCCTTGTTGATCTCGTCCTTCAGCAGGCGCGAGAGGTTCTTCCGCGACTCCTTGAGGGCGTCCTTCAGGAAGTGGCTGTCGAAGTTCAGGTCGAACGTCATCTCACCTTGTTTCCTCAGCCCGAGGACGTACTCGCTTCCGTCGAGCGGCTGAGGGTAGGTGATATCCCGCAGTTCCCCGATGGTCAGGAACTGCTTAGGTGATCGACTGAAATTCGCGGGTACGGACCTGGAACCCCGTAAGGTCCTTTCCGGCCAGCTTGTTTTCCGCCGCGTAGTCGACCAGCGTCGACTCCTTCGCCGCCTGAGCGTTCTTCGCGACGACCAGCTTCGCGGCCTGCGCGATGCCATAGATCTCGCCCTGCTCGTTCACGTACACGACGATCGTTTCGAAGACCTTCATACCATCCTCCAGTGTGAGAAGTAGTTCGTCCACGTTGCATCGGCACATAGGGTGCCACGGTAGGTCGTTCATCTGCGCGAGGTAGAGCGCCGCGTCCTGCTTCGCACGTTCCTCTGCGGCCAGGTCCCGCTGCGGTTCCATTGGCCGCATGATGATCTCGTAGAGTCGACGGTCAGTCAGGTCCGCGCACAAGGGTGCCTTCACCTCCAGGACCAGGCCATAGTGGCCGCCGATGGTATCCGGCTCGCCCGCGAAGAAGGCCGCCTTCGCTCGCTCGAACTCGTCCTCGTACTGCGTCACGTAGGTGACTACCTGACGCCTGCGAGCGTACTGCGCCTGCTCCAGAGCGTCGTAGTACCGCTCGGCATCCTCGTGGCTCATGTACGAGTTATTTGGCATCGGCCCAGGTCCTTCCAACTCCGACCTCCCACAAGATGGGAACGCGGAACTCCAGGTACTGCGTGTTCAGCGCTTCCTTCAGCTTCATTGGGTCACCATGCAGATCTCCTGCCAGAGCGTCATGCACGGTAAACCGCTCGATCAGACCCAACTCGTGACGCCTTTTGTGGATCTCGACCAGGGTCACTTTGATGTCATCGGCCTCGGTACCCTGGATGACACCGTTGAGCGCCGAGTAGAAACGGTCGCCTACGCCGAACCGACGACGTCGCCCGAGGAACGTTTTTACGTAGCCGCGATGCGGATAACCCGCATCGTAGTACTTTCGGCAGGCGCCACCGCACGAGTCCGCGCCGAATGAACCCTCTCGCTGGAAGGACGCGCGATGGCCGGGCATCGAGAGGTGCGCGGCCAGCTTGAGCAGTGGTTTCACGGACGGAAACATCGTGTGGTACGTCTCCGATAGCTGCACCACCTCTTGGAACTTCGGCCCGCCGACCCGATGGGTGCTCTTGCTCTTTGTCGCGTCCAGCCATTCGTCGTAGGACGGGATCTGGTCCTCCGGCACACCAAGCTGGCGAGCCATCTTCGGGATCCCGGCGCCGAACACCTGGGCGAAGTTCACGTTCTTGACGTGGGTGCGGATCAGGTCGCGACCTGCATGTTCGAAAATGAGTCGGCCCACGACTCCGTGGTAGTCCGTCAGCTTGTCATCAGCCGTGAGCGGCAAGCCGGCCAGCCGCTTGGCCTCGGCCCGCGCCTCGATCTCGCGCCATCCCCAGTCGCGTTTGTACGCCTCGATGATGCGTGGGTCGTTTCCATAGTGGGCGAAGATGCGGAACTGCAGCGAGTTGGCGTCCGCGTTGACGTACTTGGCTGACGGGTCCGCGGTCTTGAACAGTTTCTTCACGATGTACTTGCGGGTGAAGGGCCGGTTCTTCTTCTGGCTCTCCACCCCGAACACCTGCTGGATGTTCGCGCCATCGTCGCGGAACGGTGCGGCCGAGGAGAAACGGCCCGAGACCGCTCCGCCGTGGCCCTCAGCATCATCCTGGTAGGGCATCTGGTGTAGTTCGTAGCGGAGGATGCCGTCCCGCGACGTCGATCGCTGATACTTCAGGAGGAACTTGGACCGCAGGCTCTCCAGCTGGAGGCCGGCGCTCATCGCCTGGACCCAACGGTTCTGGATGGGTTTCAGCAGAGCGACCGCGAACGAGTAGTTCGGCTCGCCAGTCTCCGGATGGTAGGGCTGCTCCTCATCGAGCGGCGGGTCGATATGCAGGCGGCTGAACAGCTGCAAGGCCGCCTTGCGGTTGGTGAACTTCTCGAACTCGACCCCGGTCGCCTTCCGAATGGCGTGCCGCAGGTTGTCCAGGTCGCGGGCGCTCGCGTTGACCCAGCGGTTCAGCAGTTCGACGTCGATGGGCGCTCCGTTATGCTCCATCTCTACGACGACCGGGATGACCGCGTCCTCGACCGCGCGCACGGTGTGCAGGTCCTGCTCGGTCAGCTGCGGCCACATAGCGGCCTGGAGCAGATGCACGATCCGGACGTCGCCCTCGGCGCGGGGCGCCACTAGGCCTGCTGGGTACTCCGCGAACTTGCTGGGGTCCAGGTCATAGCCGCCTGCCGCGCGCACCTTGGCTTCCTCTGGCGTGATGATGCCCGGCTGGACCAGGAACGCGTTCGCCAGGTCCTCCTGGTTGAACCGGATCCGGTGGTCGTCCAGCAATGCCGCATAGTGAGCAACGTCCCCGAAGGTGCAGCCTTGCGCTTCGAGATCCAGCCCATCGGCACGGAACATATGCAGGTCGAACTTGGTGCGGATGTTGACGATCCGCTTGCCGCGCAGTTCCCTTCGCGCCCATTCGAAGAACCTCTCCTCCGGGATGTTCACCCCGATCTTGTGGCGGATAGGCAGGTACCGCGAGCGGCCGTCCGGGGTCCAGATGCCGGCGCCGATCATGCGGTCACCGGCCCACCACTTGAGGCCGGTGGTTTCCAGGTCGATGATGATCTCGTCCATGCCGGCGAGCGACGGCAGGTCCGGCGGCTGCCAGTCCTTGACGCTGTCGAGCATCGCCTGGTACGTGCGTCGGTCGCCTGCGTACCGCGCCTCCTGGCGCAGCAGGTCGACCCCGGCACGGTGGCGCGACATGGCGTCGGCGGCCCGCTGATCTTCCTCCGCGGAATGTGCCTTGGAGTATTCGAAGAGGTTCATTCGGCCTCAAGTGGCAGCGTGATGCCCAGGCCGTCACCCTGGGCATTACCCACGCGGCTTGCTATGCGGACACGTCGTTTGCGTTTCGGGTTCAGGTGGTTCTCATAGCTGATATGGTGCGAGCGGCACAGAGCCTCGTGGTTCTTTGGCGCGTTGTTAGTGTCGTCGCCGTCCTTGTGATGAATGTCGGCAGGGTCGCCACATTTGATGCAGAGAGGTTCCGCCCCACCGTGTCGTTCAATCCAGATGTTGCGCGCCCGCTCGTGCTTCGCGGACTCACTCATGCCAACAGGACGCTTCGAATTGACCGCGTGCGTACTGCAGCTATGCGAGCAGAACTTTGCCTCGCCGCGGTTGACGTACTTGATCTCCGCGAAGAAGATGCGCCCGCATGGCGCCCAGTGACATGTACGTTCAACCATTGTCGGCATAAAGGGTATTGGAGACGGTGGGAGTCGAACCCACGTCCGAACGAATGTTCCCGCGTCCATCTACGTGCATAGCCCGGTGCCGCCGGGCACGGTCTTGAACGACGCTGCGGTTTTCTTACTTGCCCGTCCCTGATCCGCAGCCAAACAGGATCGTGGGCCATAGCCGATTAATGACGTGGATGACGGCTTATCGGCATCAGCCGGTCCACGGACGGCTGCCTTAAGCAGCCATCGGGAGTGCAACAGGTTCCGCAATTAAGGGATCTGCCAGCGGATTAACGAGTCACTGGTGCTCGGCACGCAGACCCGGTTCAACGCGCTCGTCGAAGCCGTGTCGTCCCCAAATGGTGGCCAGCCGCCCCTGGCCGGGTGTTTCGCGGCATCACGGCAACCTCGTACGTTGACGGATGGGAGAGGTGCCAGCAGCTGGAGCGGACCGCATGCGCCGGTTCCATGTCGCTGGCGTCCCGCCTTAGCGGGAAGATCAAAGTCGTGGCAATTCGTCGCGAGTGAAATCGTACACGATCGTCGCGTACGGCGCCAGCAGTTCGAACGCCTTGTACGCTTGGTGCAAAAACCCTTCCGTCTGATACGACGGCCGTTCGCGACCTTCCTTGGTCACGTTGTTCAGAGTGACCGAGAACGGTGGCAGACACAAGATCACCGGCACCTTGTGATGACGGAGCAACCGAGTCAGCATCTCCAATTCACCGTCGTGGATTTCGACGCGGTCGGGCCGAAGGATCGGCGCGTACGCGACCTCCGACAGGTGAAAGCGGTCGAACGCGATCGGTGCGGCCTTGGTCCAGACCGCCTGGGCTGAGCGCTCCTCGAACCGCGCCTCCATGACCTTGCGCGTGTACGCGAGCATGGCTGGTTCGTCGCCGCCCCAGCCCTTCGGGTTCGCGCCCTCAGACCCGAGGCCCTGGCGTAGAGCCTTCAGCTGCCTGCGCTGGTACCCGAGGCGTTGGATGGTCGTGGTCTTGCCGGAACCGTCCGGCCCTTCAACGATGATCATGCGGTCGCCTCCGCCACCAGCTTACCGTTGACCGAGATCAGGGTGAACAGGTGAATGCCGGTTGACTCCACGCGGATCTCGTAGGCGATCGACCCGATGAACGTGGTGCCCTGCGCCAGGCCGGCCAGCTTGAGGCGCCGGGCGTAGGCTTCCAGCTTGCGGGCGATGGGTGCAGTGATGCCGGGTGCTTCGGTCATGTCCGTGGCTTCCTCCGCCGTTCCTTAACGGCCTTCGCGAGTCGGTTCTGTTCGGTGATGTACGGGTCGAGCATGCGGACGCAGTGGCTTCGGATCTGACTGCCGATATCGCGGAGCATGCCGTCGTCGGAGGCCGTGAGTACCTTGGCCAGGGCGTGGATGTTGAAGAGACGATAGACCTCGACCGGGGTCCTCGCTCTCACGTGCGGCTTCTTCATTCGTCCCGTCCCTTCGTTCGTCCAAGGATGTAGTCCGGCCGGCGGGCCGCGTTCGGCGGGCAGACGCAGAGGATGCGCCAGCCGCGGTCGAGTTCCGTTTGAAGCATGTCCGTGCAGTAGTCGGTGACGACCTTCACCTCATCGATCGCGAGCAGGCCGATATGCGGGACCTGCACGTAGACCTTCATCTTCTGCACGACGGTGGGCCGGGTCGGGTCGTCGCTGTCCGAGGGAAGGATGGCTTCAAGCGGCAGTGTGCCCTTGAATTTTTTAATCTCGTAGGCGACGCCCAACTCGGCCAGGTACGGTCCATCCTGGAGAATGTCGATCAGGGTGTCCCGTTCCCAGTTGTAGCCCTTTTCGCGGTCTGCTTCTTCCGGCGCTCTCGGGAAGATCTCCTTGAGGCGTCGGTAGACCGTGAGATCCGCCGCGGCTTTGGCGAGCACGTCATTGGCGCGGTAGTCGAGTTCGATGCGGACGATCATTGCGCCACCGTCCTCCGTAGGTGAATCCTTCCGCCGAAGCTAACCGCACGATGGCACTCCGGGCAGAGCCTTATTCCGTTCGGTTTGCTTTCGTAAAATATCTGCCCAGGCCGCGTGATGTAGTCCGCGCAGCTGTCGCACAGATCCTCATTGGCCGGAACCCACTTCGTCCTCGGGAATTGAAGCACGCGTGTGGTCATCGGACGCGGTCCTCGAACACTTCGAGGCGTGAGATCCAACGCATCCCGGTGCCTGGCGTGTTGGTCGTCCACCAACGCAGGCCGTCCTTCGAATGGCCCCAGGTGAAGCCCTTGTGCTCCGGCCGGTTGCGGTAGCGATGGAGCGCCAGGAGCGCCCGGCGCTTGGTGCTGAAGATGCCCAGCGACATGTCATGGAGCCACAGCTGCCAGACCGGCATCTCGACCTTCACCTTGACGGTGGCTTTGAGCAATCCGATCGACGCCATCAGTTCCTCTCCCAGTAGATCGGGCACAGCCCGTTCTCGATGCGGTCCTTGTGGCCCGCCTTGAACAACACGACGACCGTGCCGTACGGGCAGGGCTGCGCGGCCTCGACGTGCTGAACCTTCGACCGCATGATATGGAGTTCGTGCGCGGACCCGAGGACGAGTTCCTGCCAGTACAATGTGGTCATGGCCTCGACCCGGACGACCGCGGCGAACGCCCGCCGATGATGGCCGGCCATCGCGCGTGCGCGGGCCAGCCGGTCCTTGTCCGTCTCGTCCGCGATGCCCAGCGGATGGACGATCTCGGCGCCTGGCACGAGCCGGCGCAGGAGCGCCAGCGTGCTTTCGTCGTACGGCTTGGCGCCTTCGCCAGTCGTGATGCGGGCTGAGTTCCGGATGGCGCCGGCAGGGCGGGTCGCCTTGTTCCGCTTGCTCTTCTTGCTCACGTCATCTCCTCGCTGTCGTTGAAAGTGGTCACCGGAGTCGGGTTCGTCCGACCCCGGTGCAACCGCGGGTCCTTACTCGACCTGCCGGAGGAGCCCGGCCTGTTTCAACCGAGAGATGAGACTGGCGGGATGCGCCACCCCGAGAGCCTTGCATCGCTCCGAGATGCGCTCCGCCAACTCGGTCGCAGTGACCGGGCCGGCCTCGATCTCAGATCGGACCAGCTGCGCGGCCTCGCTGTTGGGCCAGCGTTCCGCATTGCCCGGATCGAGTTCCAGGGCGACCCGCTTGCGCGGCGCGGGCGCCTGGCGCGGCTTCTTCTCCTTCGGGGTCATCGCCTGCCTGGCGTCCTCCATCAGCGTGGGTGCGGCGGGCGCCGCGGCGGGCGGTTCCGCGGCGGGCGGTTCCGCGGCGGGCGGTTCGGCAGGCACGTTCCAGGGATCCTTCTGGATGACTACCTCACCCGGCTCCGGTGCGACCTCGGCGGCCACCTGATGCACGAACGGGTCGGAGGCTTCTTCGATGATCGGCTCGCCCAATTCCGTCCAGGACCGGAACTCGTCGCCCCGCTTGTAACAGGCCCCGATGAACTGGCCCTCGGTCGCGGAGAATACGTAGACGTCCAGGATGTTGTCGTTGGTGCGGTTCACCATCAGCCGGCTTTCTTCGTGGGCGTCCTCCGCCGAGAACCGCTCCTTCAGCGTCTCGGTCGATTGGACCTTACGCCCTTTTTCCTCCCGCTCGCGCGTGACCATCAGGGTAAATGGGCCGCGATGCCGTGCGTAGATCTCGCGCATGTTTTCGTATCGAGCCATCTGCCAGATCCTCCAGTCGCTGTTGGTGACCAGGTCCCGCAGGACCCGGCAGTAGGTCGGGCCATGCCCGAACCGTTTCGTGGTGAGATGATCGAGAACGTGTGCGGCTTCGTGGAGCACCAGGCCCGCCCGCAGCCGGCCGCCTTCATCGAGCGGCAATCGCGGGAGGCTGATGCCGTAGCCGCGGAGGATATGGAACCTGGCGCGGCCCCGCTTGCATCCCCACAGCAGTTTCACCGACCGCGGTAGTTCAGGCTTCCAGAACAGTCGCATCCCGGCGAGGATGCGCCGCGCTTCGAGTTCGTCGCATGGCGTCAGATGCGCCGCGACCAGTTCGCGGAGCCAGCCCTCGCGTGCCGCGCGTTTCAGGATGCTGGCGTACTCCAGGGACCTGGGATCCGGACGCATGGGTTCGGGCCTCCGTTGGGGTGACGTTCCAGCCGGTCGTCTCGTGGCCGCAGTCGATGCAGCGGAGCGAGATCCGGTTGGCTTCGAATTGCGGCAGCCGGTCATGGCCGCCGCGCATGATGCACGCGAGTCGTTTGAACATTGTCAGTCTCGTGGGTCCGGAATGCGGCCGGCCAGGTAATCGGCGTAGGCTTCGGCTTCGCGCGCCGCGATGAGCGCCACTGGGACCGGGATGAACCCGTCGTGCGCCGCAATCTTCTTGCTGCGCGCGGTGATCTCGGCCTCCATCAGCATCGAGCAGCGGGCGCACATTCCGTGCGACACGAGGCCGTCAGCCTGGCCGTCATCCTTGAGCGTTTCCGTGGCGTGCATCAGGTGCTGGCTCCATCCGCCGGTGCATACCGTCACCATGATCTCCTCGGTGGTGGTTGGGCCGGTCCATCCCGGCCAGCCCATCCTATTGCACTTGGCGTGCCGCACGGTTCAAGCGGGAAACGGTGCGCGAACTCGGGCAGTTGTGCGTTGGTGCCCGCCGCGGCGCATGTTCTTTACTGAGACGGTTGTTACATAAAGCGGTCAACGGCCGGGGAAAATCCCTGACGCCAATTCCGTCATCAGATGACCGAAAACTGTACTCGGAAATAGGCGAAGCGCTGGCGAAACGGCCGGAATGGCCGCCGGTTTCCCGATGGCATGGCGCTCGCACAAGAAGGCGGCATGACAAAACAGAAACCGATCCGATTCTGGTACGAGGGCTTCGAATACGAGATCCGCGACGGCCACGCTTTCGGCGCCGATGGCCTGCCATCGCGCAACCAGCCGACGCGCCGGGGCGCCAAGTTCAACGAGCCGATCATCGATGCCGCCTACGAGAAGGAGATCATCGAGGCGGCCCAGCCGGTGACCATCCAGTACGAAGTGCCGGGCCGGCGCGGCGGGCCGATGGTCGCCAAGGAGCGTACGTTCCCGAACCAGCCCGCCCTGGAGGACTGGGCCAACGACCACCCGGAAGCCAACATTCTGCGCTATTCGGCGCGGTAATCCGGGCGACGGAAGTGTGATCGGCGGCCGGCGAAACGTAGGCGAAACGGCCTGATTGGCGGGCCGTTCCAGGGTGGCATGGTCCCTGCAGTAGGGTAGGGCATGACCACGAACACCACCCTGGACCGATGGCTGGCGGAACAGAAGCTGGAACGCGAATTGGCGGCCGAACGCCGCGCCGCGGCCCGCAAAGCCTGATCACGGTCTTGGCGGTTCGCGACTCAAAGCGAGCCACCAGCCGCGGCCGAAGCGCAGGCGAAAGCACGCGATTGGCCGAAGGGTTCAAGGGTGGCACGGAGATGGCAATAGGAGAAGGCATGAACACCTCAACGACCTTCACCCCGCGGGTTCGGTTCAATTGGGGATTTTGGGACGCGGTCGCCGCGAAGCGGGACGGCCGCCGGGTCCAAGACGAACTTTGGATCTCGCGCCACTTCGACCGCGCCTACGCCAAGGGCTACTCGGCCGGCAAGCAGGCCGAGGGCCAGCCCGCGACGAGCGACGCGGCATGGAAGGAGAGCCGATAATGGCCGCGACGCACAAGGGTCACTGCCAGGCATGCGGGTCGCTCCAGATGCTGCCGAAGGGCCGGCTGAGCCTTCATGGTTACCGGGTCCTCGGCGGGTACTTCTCGGGCGTCTGCCGCGGCGCGAAGGAGAAGCCCTTCGAGGAGTCATGCGACCTGGTCGAGCGGTTCATCCGCGAGGCGAAGGCCGCCCTGGCCGACGTCGAAACCGAACAGGCCGCCCTTCGCGGCAAGCCGGACGGGACCTGGGCCTGGGTGCATCATTTTGTCGGCAGCCGGAAGAACGGCAGCAGCTACCAATGGATCCGGGTTCAGCTGCGGGTCGAGGATGACGCCGAAGGCCGGCACGCTTACTTCTACACCGCGCGCAAGGATTGGACCTACCAGCCGCAGATGGTCGAGCGCCGGATCACGGATTATGAGTATGGCCGCAAGCCGGTTGCCGAGTTCGTCCAGGCCCTGAACGTGACGCGGGCGAACTGGCTGGAGCATGAGGCCGACTCGCTGCGCCGCTACATCACCTGGCAGAAGGCGCGGGTCGCCAATTGGAAGCCGGCGCCGCTCATCCCGGTCGACGCCAAGGACGACAAGGCCGGGTTCAAACCCACGGAGGCGAAGTACTGAGATGGCGAAGAAGAGACGACGCAAGGATGAGCGCAATCAGAAACGCGACCCGCCGCGGCGCATCGTGCAGGTTCACTTCCCGCGGGATCTCTACGCGGGCATAGAGGCGATTGCGGCGATGGAGCACTGGAGCGACTCGAAGACGGTGGTTGAAATTGTCCGGACGATGATCCGGGAAAGGAAGCCGAAGCAATGACGGACCGGCAGAAGATTGCGACCGCGTTCAAGGCCCTCCGGCGGAACGGCATTATGGCGCGGATGAACTTCCTCTGCTGCGGCGAATGCGGACACGCGGCGATGCACGATCGGCTGGGCGATGGTCGAGACTACGTGTTCTACCACGCCCAGGAACATGACCGGTTCAAGAAGGGAGAGATGCTGCCGACAAGTGGGATCAGGATGCAATGGAGCGGGACGATGGAGACGGCCCGCGCCATCTGTGTGGCCCTGGGCGCGGTCGGCCTTCGCGCGCAGATGCCCGCCGATGAGGACAAGGCCATCAAGGTAGAAGGAGTGCACTGAGATGTTAACGCCCGAACACCCCATTGCCCAGGCGGCAATGGACGTCGCCATGCAATCCGAGGATGCGGGGCATCCGATCTTCTCAACGGCCGTGGTCATTCTGGTCAGGGCCGCTTGCCTCCCGGTTGGAGACTTCGTGCTTCGGGCGCTCGTCAATTCAGCCGCGTGCATGGTGGACGCGGTTCAAGCGGCCTCAGAGGCCACGGGTAAAAAATCATGAGCATCTTGTGGACGAATGACGGAGAACTTCGATTGCGCCGCACGCCCGGCGGCCTCTGGACGTCGCATCCGAGCGACCGGCGGCCGAGCAACTGCGCCACGTGCGCGCATCCGCTGCGGGCCGCCCTGATCTGCTTCATCCTGGCGACGGCCATCCTGGCGTTCGCGGCGATGGCCGGCGCGGAGGAACGGCCGGCGCCGGCCGCCGGCATCTCCTGGTCCGGGCCGCGCCTAGCGCCCGCGGAGGCGGCCCGTATCATGGCGCAGGCGCCCGGCATGGCGAACGCGGCGAACTGGCCGCCGGCATGGCCTGAGGGCGGCCCGGCGGCCGTCGTCATCGGCGGGCGGCCGGGTGACGGCCCATACGGCGCCCTGGCGACCCCGCGCATCCGGCCCGCCTGCTGCGACCTGTACGTCAATGGCTGGGCCATCCCCGGCGGCCGTTACGGATCTGGCATCCGGGGGCCTATTTTAGGACCCGTTCACGGGGCGAACCGCTGGCGAAAGTAGAAGGTTCTGGCCCATTTTCCCGGTGGCATGCCGCTCGCAGTAAGAACGGACATGGTTAAGCACCTCGGCAGTTCAAAGGCAAGGGTGGTCCTGGGCGATTGCAAGAAGTGCGGCCACAAATGCGTGGCGGTCGACGTCAAGAAGAGCCTTTGCCAAGCCTGCCGCGATGCGGCAAAGAAGTAGGAGGAGGGCATGACCAAACTGATTGAAGCCTTCGAAGCCGAGATTGAGATGCAGGAGCGCCGGTACCAGCTGGCCATCGAGCACGCGATTGGCCGCCTGGAAT